GGTAGTGTAAAATAGTTTGTGTTTTTGGTAAAAAATAACTCCTTTTTGGTAAGAATTCAGATATGACAATTCTTATCGAAAAGGAGTATTTTTTATGGCAGTTGCAAAAGAACATATTCGACAGATCATCTCAGAAAACAACATTAATAGCGTTGCAGATATATACACGCTTCTGAAAGACAGTTTCAAGGAGATCCTGCAGGAGCTGATGGAGGCAGAACTGGATGCAACTCTTGGCTACGAGAAAAACCATAAGGGAGATCTACAGACAGACAATAAAAGAAATGGTCATTCTACAAAAAACTTAAAGAGTCAATACGGTGAATTTCAAATCGACGTACCAAGAGACCGTAACGGTGAGTTTGAACCAAAACTCATCCCTAAATACCAGAGAGATATTTCCGGGATTGAGGAAAAAGTGATATCTTTATATGCCCGTGGTATGAGTACACGTGACATCCACGACCAGCTCCAGGATCTTTATGGGATTGAGCTATCAGCTGAAATGGTCAGCAAGATCACAGACAAAATACTTCCTCAGGTTAAGGAATGGCAGTCCCGTCCTCTGAACCCGGTTTATCCGTTTGTCTTTATGGACTGTATTCATTATAAAGTACGTGAGGATGGCAGAATCCTGAGTCGTGCTGCGTATGTAGTTCTTGGCGTTACAGTGGAGGGATACAAAGAAATCCTCAGCATCACAGTAGGCGCAAATGAAACCAGCAAGTTCTGGCTTGGAATGCTCAATGATCTTAAGAACCGCGGAGTAAAAGATGTTCTTTTCTTCTGCGTGGATGGTCTTCCGGGTTTTAAAGAAGCTATTCAGGCAGTCTATCCGCAGGCAGAGATCCAGAGATGTGTGATCCATATGCTCCGCAATTCTTTCAAATATGTAAATTATAATGATCTGAAAAAGTTTTCCTCGGATTTCAAAGAAGTATACAATGCTCCGAACGAAACAGCCGCTTTAACAGAGCTGGAGAACATGAAAGAAAAATGGGGGAAGAAATATCCGTATGCGATCAGTAACTGGGAAAATAATTGGGAAGATGTAAGTTCCTTTTTCCAGTTTTCTAATGATATCAGACGCATTATGTACACGACAAATATCATAGAAGGATTGAACCGCCAGTATCGGAAAGTCACGAAAACGAAAAGCGTATTCCCAAGCGATTCTGCATTGGAAAAGATGCTGTATCTTGCCAGCGAGAACGTAGTCAAAAAGTGGACGCAGAGATACCGGAACTGGGATCAGGTATTGAATCAGCTGATAGTCCTTTACGGAGAACGGCTTACTGCTTATCTGTAAGAGAAAAGAAAAGCAGGAATGGGGAAGCTCTTTTAAGCCCCTCATTCCTGCTCTCTGTCTATTCCTTCGGCATTTATATTATTGCCAGAAATTTCCGATCCTATTCCAGAGGTCGGGTGTGGGCAGAGCCCACAAAAGGCAATAATCATGATGCATTACTTGTCATGCAAAAAAATCGAAAATGATGTATATAATTTTCCTACATGGCAATACTGTAAGTACAAAGATATATTCGACAGCCGCATAATCATTAATTCGACAGCAAAATTTTACATATCTATTTCTTATCAGAAAGATTTACTTTCCATAGACACAAGAATTTTTACACCCTCAATAGTGACGCTCCGTTTAAGTTGTTTTTATGCTGTTTTTTCCATCTGCTCCTTATTTCAATGCTCATCTTCTTCTACAACTTTGTGCGTCTCCATTCCACCCTGAACAACCTTACTCCGGCGCAGTGCGCTGGCCTCAATCTATCTAAAAAGCGTAAATGGGAACTGGTGTTCATTACGCAGAGCTTTTTTCTGCTTTCGGGTTCTATTTTTTCATGTTTACTTTACAGTGCCAATTTAGCGCCCTTTTTCGGAAAATGAAAACAGCGCCCTTTTTGAAAAATCTCATTTCAAAAAGGACGCTGTGGATTTCTATAGAATTTTGGGGTTCGGATCCAGCCAGCTTCTGTGAACCCCCTGTTTGGATCTTTTGTTTTAACTGTGAAATTTGAGGTGGACCCCCCCCCCCGAAAAGCCCGATACCATCGGCATTTCTGCCGATGGTATCCAAAGTGGGCATTTTTTTGGTGGCCCTAAAGAGAGACTAAACGAACATTCTTCTGCGGCAAAGCTTTCTATATTATCTATAACAGAAGTATCCAGTGGGAGATTTACAAAGGTTTTCTTTCCTGTAACACTGAATTCTATTTTTAAGTGATCATCATAGAGATATACAGCAATTAGAAATGTATCGAACAGTTTTGCTTGAAAAGCTTTATCCTCAATGTTTCCGTTTTTATATAGGGACATAGCGGAAATAATATCATCCCGTGAGTAATGCAGGAGGGAAGCCTGTTCTTCATCCAAACGAGAAACCAAAATAGCCTGTTCTCTTTCCAATTCCAGCAGCCGATCCTTTGTAGTGGAGGTGATGATGCCATGTTCAATGGCTGTCAGCAGGTTTTTAGTAGCCTGTTTATTCTCGGCCAACTGGGTTTCCAAAGAGCCTATACAGGTCTGGTTTCGGTATTCCTTAGCAAAGGTCATTGCGCTGTCGGCGATCCATTCCAGGACATCGTCACGCATGATATAATTACGAATTGCGACAGCAACCTCATGCTCGATTTTATCCCGGCGTATATTGGCTTTATCACAGGACTTCTCCATACGCCTTTTTTGGCAGATGTAGTAATGATGCAGTTTTCCGTTCTTTCCAGTGCCTGAGATACCGGCCATGGGACTTTTACAGTGACCACAAAACAGTTTTCCAGTAAGTAAATAATCTCCGTTGATCCGATGTCGGCCTTGCGGATTCTTTTTCGTTTTCAACACCTCCTGTACGCGAAAGAAAAGCCCTTTGTCCACAATCTGAGGAACCCCTCCTTCGATTCGTATATCACCATAAATATATACTCCTGTGTATCTTTCATTGGTCAACAGAGCATGGAAACTGTTTTTCCCCCATGTTTTTCCCCTGCTGGTCTTTATCCCTCGGGCGTTTAAGTCGGCGGCAATATCAGCGAATGAATCTCCGCAGGCCGTCCGGCTGAAAATCTCGCGGACAATTTCATCATTCGGCGGGTCCAGGGCATAGCGCAGATCATCGCCTTTTTTGTAACCAAGCGGCAACCCTCCATTGGCAATTTTACATTTGGCGGCATTGTCGTACAACCCGCGCTTGATATCCTCCGCCATATTCTCACTATAGAACTGATTGACATTCATCATTGAGCGAAGCGCAAACCGGCCGGCAGCAGTATCGTCGAAATCCTCCTCGGCATACAGAACCCGTATGCCCAAATCATTTAACTTGGCCTCGTTCATCATAGCTTGGAGCATATTGCGACCCATACGGTTTGACTTCCAAGCGATCACATAACGGAACTTTCCCTTTTCGGCATCGTACATCATTCTTTGGAAATCCGCGCGTCGATCCGTTTTTCCGGTAATAGCACGATCCTCATAGGTAGCAATGATATGTATACCTTGTGCTTTCGCGTAAGCCGAACACTCCCGAATCTGCTGCTCGATACTGGCATCCTTCTGTGCATGGCTGCTATACCGGGCATAGATGACACCATCGCTCTGTATACTTGTAGCATCGCCTTGTTGTTTCTGATCTGATGGGCGCTTTACTTTTTTTGAAGGCAATGGTGTCTCTCCTCTCCATATTTTAAGGCGCACTATTCTTGAGGAATTTGTATTTCCAGCATATCGTAGTATTGCATAAATGATTTATCATAACTTTGATAATTTAGATTGAATGTTTGGATGGTTCCCTGGGGATTCAGAGCCAGCTCTGTAAGATTTGTAAATTCTGCATACAAATTACAAAGTGTATCATAACAGGTTTCAAGCCCTTTTGGTGGGTCTTGGAGTTCTTTCATATAGTCTTTTGCAACGCTTTGACATGCGAGTATTGTAGTAATATGATCGGAATGTTCATCAGAATCGTGTAAAGCAGCAATAGAATCATTAAAGTCTTTTCGAAATTTTCCAGCGTACATAGTATACTTATCTGTCGAGGTATCATGCACTTCAAAAATTGTATTATACCAAACTGCACTAATTAAATTACACGTGGTTTCCGCTTCTGCGGCACCTTTCAGCATGGTATATTTTGCTGCGGTGATAGTTTGAATGTAATCATGTCTGTTGTTTCTTTTTGCAAACACGCCAACAAAAACAGCTATGCAAATAATGAGAACAACTGAAGCACCAAGGAGTGCTATTTTCTTCTTTGAAAATGATTTGGCTGGAACATCCACTGTATTATCGTCATTAAGGTGACTGTTTTCACTATTAATAATCAGTTTTTTCATAAGAATGTCCTCCTCAAATTAAAATGTCCCTGCCTTTTGCGATAACGAAAACAGTTATTTTATCACATTTTTGATTATTTTTAGTAAAATATGATATAATTTTCCTGTACAAATACATAGCCTTGGCGCCAGGGCGGAAAGGAGCTGCTATGTCTAATATTGAAGTCCAAATCCTGGAGCTATTCCATCAACTCACTCCTGAGCAGAAGGCCGTGTCACTTCTTTCTGCGATTCTTTCATCACTTGCATCTGCGCAAGAAGCATCTGCTGTTGATCTGACGTCAAATCCCGAACATACTGAATAAACAATCTTTCCATATCATCCAGCCCATCCTCTGAAACGGGGGTGGGCTTTTCGATATTTTCATCGTCTACGATTCCACAGAGGTATAAAAATGAAACACCAATGTCTTTTGAAATATCATATGCTTTTTTCAAAGTTATGGGTATTTCGCCATCTGCAACATTTTGGAAATATTCTAGGTTGAAAGATGCATCTGACACATCGCTAGCATCAGCATTGCTGACGAATGCACCAAGTCTATCTCGAAAAACCTGTACCCATGAACTTTCAGGCTCCTCATCATTGCAACCAATGAGATATGAAGGCGAAACACCCAAGGCATTAGCAATAGAAATTAGATTATCAATCGGGATATTTGTAATAATATCATTTTCATACTTATACAAGGTTTGCTTCTTGATCCCAACAGCATCAGCCAAAAAGCTCTGTGGATATTCACGCATGTGCCTAAGTGTTCGTATGCGTTTACCTATTGTCATAAAGCAATTTCTCTCCCGTGATTCGGTAGCAAATTGAGGTACCTTCAATTAAAGTTGCTTTATTATATCACGTCTCTTAAAAAGTTACAATGCTTACAACGAAATTAACAAAAACAACTTGACAAGTTACAAGGCAAGTGGTATAGTGATGGTAACTTAAAAAGTTACAAAAGGAGATGATACTTATGTTTTCAGCTACGGAACTCAAAGCGCAAATGGTTAGGAAAGGTTTTACGCAGGAAAAATTAGCAAATGCCATCGGGATTACAACCAAAACGCTTAACTTAAAGATTAAAAGCGGCAAATTTCAGCGCAGTGAAATCCAGGATATTATCAATGTTCTCGAAATCTCCGACCCAAATCCTATTTTTTTTGCCCGCAGGTAACTTGTTAGGTTACCTGTAAATATAACGCGCCAAGGAGGGCACCAATGAATAAACTGAAAGTTTTTAAATACCACGGAGCCTCTCGACAAGAGAACGAAGCCTTAGAGTAGACGAATTTCTAAAAATCTGCGACTTTCTGGGAATGGAACCCTTTGATTTTTCCAGAAAAAGTACCAACGCATGAAAGGACACCAAAGGCAAGGGGTTTGAGCAGAAAGGAGGTATAGGAAATGGATACCGCTAAATTGGAGGAACGGATCAACCAGCTTCAATCTGAGCTTCGAAAACTCCAAGTGGAAGTTTTGAAAGCTCGCCGACGCGAAGAAGACCAGGAGCAGAACAAAAAATGGCAAGAATCGGGGCTTCTGCCAGAAGGTTGGTGCATTCACAAGATTGTGATAGGCAGACGTGAGTTCTTTATTATCTGCGATGTTCCTGATTTCTATGAGCAACATGATCAAATTCGCATTCGCTTTTATACGCCAGATATCTCTATACTCGAAGACCATGAAAAGTGTATTAAGGACATTCTTCAATCAATTCAACATCTCCGCAAAGCGAAAATTTAGGAGGTAGCATTATGAGAAAAGAAAAAGCAACCGCCCCAAAGATTCCAGCTTTGAGACGGCTCTACGAGGAAAAGCGGGGAAAAGAAATCGCCGCAGAACGATTTGCCCGTGTAATTCTCGAAAACGCAAGCGCACACGGGCTGTCCATCTGGCAGTTAGAAAAGGCCTGCAACCTGGCGATCAGTCTGTGTCGAGAAGTTTCGGTTCCCACTCTTGAAGCCCTTCAAAGAGACCGGGAGAGTTGAGCAGCTCTATGTACATATCGGTGAAGGCCCCTGTCAGCAGTAAAGAATGACTGGGATATTGTGGATTATCTGGTTCGACTACTACTCTGTTTTCGGCTAACGCCTGTGTGTACTGTGCCTGCGCATAAACAAGTGCCAAGTCATAGGCTAATTTTTGCGTATTCATAAGTTCATCCCCTTTCCACCCAAATTATACCATATAGCGAGAAAAGGGGCAAACAAAAAAGCAAGAAAAAGCCGCCCGAGGGTGGTGTGAAGGAGGTTGTGAGATGCCGTTTTACTGTTCAGAGGGGGAGTTATCACTACGCGATAAGCTGATGACCGCTGTTGTGGATAGCAATCTGTCTTACCAAGAGGCAATCAGCGCACTCAACTATGTGAGAACTGTGCTCAACGATAAAGCAAACAACCTCCTGGATGGTGTCAGCATCCAAGAGGTTGCCAAGAAAGAACGCTTTAATCGGTGATGCTCGTAGGTTTACGACGGTCGTACTCAGTGTGCAGGTCATCTACAATCTGGTAGAGCTTATCCAGCATTTCAGAGTACTCCAAGAAAACGCCCCGCCAAGTGCTGACGACACCTGACAGGGCATACAAACCAATCCAAAACAAAGGCTTGCAACTGGATTATAACATATCTTTCTGATGATCTGCAAGTACAAAGGAGACTTTCAATGGATACATACCAATGTAATGCGCCCCATGATACCCTCGAATTTTCAACGTCTGATATCCCGGAATATATCCGAAAACTGGCGGCTCTTGCGGCTATAGAGTTGACCGAAAGTATTCTCAGGCAGCCGGACGGCCGCAGGATGCTGGCCGAAGAAACTGCGCGGCGCAAATCAATGGAGGGCCAAACCCCAAGAACTGAAAGGAGGTGATTTCTTATGAAAGCTGTTGGAATTGTTCGCCGTATTGATCATCTCGGCCGATTGGTAATCCCAAAGGAGTTTCGCCGAACCCTGGGTATCAACGAGAACGACCCTATGGAGATTCTCGTCACAGATGATGGAATTCTGGCGCGGCCGTACAAGCAGGGCTGTATCTGCTGTGGTTCTACAGAAGACCTGGTGAATTTCAAGGATGTCTCTCTGTGCGGCAACTGCATCCATGCGTTTGCTGAAAGGAGCTGACGATTTGGCGGAATTTCATCGGACAAAGAATGGAACACCTTGGCTCGAAATTACCTGTGAGGAGCTGTCCGGCTATTCTGGGATGGACAACCCTATTTGTGACAATTGTCTAAGCAGATTGGCCGGCATCAGCAACATCATCCTTCTTCCTATTCTCAATGAAGCATATTGCCCCAAATGCGGCAAGGAGCGGTTGGACAAAATACGGCCTTATCCGGGAGATCGCTTTATCGAAGAAAGGAGGACGCGCTTTTACCTCGAATACTTTGGACTGCAAGAGGATGATCTAGCGCCGTGATCGGACTTTCATAAAAAAGAAGCCGTCTCCGCTGCCACGAAAACGGCTTTAAGCAAAAAGAACTTTATTTAGTTTATCGATGGAACGGCAAAAAGTCAAGTTCATTGGGGGGCAACTCCATGCAAAATGACAACGAATTGCGCTGCCTGCGTGTTGGCCTTGGCCTGCCAGCAAAGGATATGGTAGCCATCGTCCAAACCTTGTATCCCAAGTTCGATAAAACCATGCAAAGCAAATGTGAACGTGGCGACGAGTATGGTGTGAATATTAGACCGGACGCTATGAAAGCTCTGTATGAGCGGTTCGCCCCCGAGCGGCTGGAGCCGCCTAAGAGGACGCGGCACGGCCAGCACCGGCTTACCTGTCGTATCTCGGGACGTCTGGAGGATAGCGTCTACGCGGCGTTGCAACAGCACATGGAGATCGATGGCTATGCCACAGCTCAGGAATGGATCACGGCCATGGTTCTTCGGTATATCGCAGAAAAGGAGGACGGGACCAAATGAGCCTGAGATACCTTCCAGACCACCCTGTCGTTCAGAACATGGAGCGCACCGGATATCCGGACGGAAAAGAGCCGCAGTTCCCGCACTGCCCGATCTGCGGCTGTGAAACTGATACATTCTACAAGGACACATACGGGGACATCTTCGGGTGTGAGGAGTGTGTAACGACTGCCGATGCTTGGGAGGCCACCAGCGATGAGTGTAATTGACCTAACTGGCCTTAAGTTCGGGCACCTGACTGTCACCGGGCCTGATGAAGTCAGAAACCACCAGCTTTATTGGAACTGTGTCTGCGAGTGTGGAAAGCCAAAATCCGTGCAAGGGCAGAAATTGCGTGATGGCATTGTTAAGTCCTGCGGGTGCATGAGAGTAGAGGCAATACGAGATGCCCGGACTATCCATGGAGAGTGTGGCTCCCGGCTATATCAAGTTTGGACGGGCATCAAACAGCGCACATTGAACCCAAAGAACAAAGATTATCCGCGCTGTGGCGGTAGGGGCATCAAGATGTGCCCCGAATGGGCCGAAAGCTATCCAGCATTCAAGGAATGGGCTCTCTGCTCCGGATATCACACTGGCCTTTCTATTGACCGCATCGACAACGACGGAGGTTATAACCCGAAGAATTGTCGGTGGGCGACAGCTAAAGAGCAGGCGAATAACCGCCACACATCCAATCAATACATTAAAACGAGGGAAACCCTATGAAGTTCTATTTCACCTACGGCACGGACGGCCAGCCCTTTGTCGGCGGCTGGACTGAAGTCGAGGCCCCAACAGCAAGAGCTGCAGCATTTGCATTTCGGACGTTTCACCCCGACAAGACCGAAGGACTGCTGAATTGCAGCGATATGTACCCCCAGGCTGTGTTTGAACGCACCGAGATGTTCCAAGAGGGCAACTTCGGCCACCGGTGCCGTGAGACTATCATCCTGCGGCGTGAGGCCGCCAATACCTGAAAGGAGCTATCTGCCATGATTAGAAATCCCAACGAAATTCAGGAGGGCGCTAAGAAAATTCGTATGTTGATTGCCGGCTACCCCGGCATCGGCAAATCCACCCTGGCCCTCTCCGCCCCCCGCCCCCTGCACATTGACGTGGACTTCGGCATCGACCGCATCGAGCCCCGGTACCGCAAGCCCTACATCCAGCCCAAGAGCTACGACGAGATCCTGGAGGACCTGACCCCCCTCAACGTCAAGGACTTCGACACGCTGGTCTTTGACACCGGCGGGAAACTCATTTCCCTCATGTCCCAGTGGGCCATCAAGAAGGATGCCAAGTATGGGCAGCGGGACGGCTCCCTCTCCCTTAAAGGGTACGGCTTCATCGGCCGTGAGTTCCAGCGCCTCATGGACTACTGTTTCTACGAGCTGGACAAGCACATCGTGGTCGTGTTCCATGCCATTGAGGAGAAGGATGGGGACAACACCCGCCTCCGCATCAAGGTCGAGGGCCAGACGAAGAACAATGTCTGGGAGCCGATGGACCTGGGCGGCTTCGTGGAGATCCAGGGCAACAACCGCACCATCGGTTTCTCCAACTGTGAGCGGTACTTTGCTAAGGGAACCAGAGGCATTCATGGTGTCTGGCAGGTGCCCGAGCTGGGGCCGGATAAGACCAACGATTTCCTGACCCGATTGTTTGCCCAGTACAACGCGCTCTCCGCCGCCGAGGTGGCTCAGAGTGTGGAGGAACAGGAGACTTACGAAGCAGCAATGGCCGAAGGGCGGAAGATCGTCGCCGGCATCACCGATGCGGACAGCGCCAACGCTGCCATGTCGAAAATCAAGGCCGTCAAGCACGCCCTGACCTCTAAGAAGGAAGTCAATGCGGCTTTCAACGCCAAAATCAAGAAACTGGGACTGTTCTATGACAATGTGTTGAAGAAGTACACCTCGGCACCTCCGGAGGGAGATAAGGGGGCGGAGTAAATGGCCCGGTATTTGATGACACACAGTTTACTCAGTTCTTGGCTCTATTCAATGGCGAGCAATCCCTATGAAGATATGACCACCAAGCGCGATCCAATGGCAGAGTTCATGTCTACGCTCAATAGGGAGCAGACAAAACCTAGCGGCAAGATGCTGAACGGCATCACGTTTGAAAATTTGGTCACAGCAATTCTTAGAAATGCGGCGGAGTTCGACTACTGCGAAATGAACGAAAAAACCAAGGAAATTCGACAGTTCCACATTCAGACGGCTGACCATAAGTGGTATGATGCCGCCGCTAAGGTGGCTCAAACTGTCAGCGGGGGCGTTTTGCAATACCGGGCCAACAAAACTATCGTGGTTGGCGGTCTGACGCTGGTACTGTATGGCCGGCTGGACTGCCTCAAGGCCGGAGACATCAAGGACATCAAGTTCTCCAGTAGCTATGACCGGGGTAAGTATTTCAGCAGCACCCAACACCCAACCTACTTTGAAATTGTCCCGGAGGCGAAGACCTTTACATATCTGGTAAGCAACGGCTCCGAGGTATGGACGGAGCGGTACTACCGCGAGGAGACGCCCAGCATCATCCCCACCATTTCAGACTTTTTGGAATGGCTGGATGCCCTGGAGCTGGCCCCGCTTTACAAAAAGAAGTGGCTGGCGCTATGAAGGGACGACTGATTGATCTATCACTGGGCCTCAATCGAAAGCAACGTATTACCATCGAGGTCGACAGAGATTTCCGAGAGGATTTCGACCGGCTCAAAGAGGCCGAGTTGGATGTGGAGATTAAAAAACACCGTAACCGCCGTTCTCTGTCGGCCAATGCCTATTTTCACGTCCTGGTCAGTAAGATTGCCGCTGAACGCGGCGGCAGCGAGGACAGCACCAAGGAATCTCTAGTATGCGAGTACGGCGCCTTGGCCAAAGATCAGGACGGACTCACCGTAGGTTTCAAACTTCCTGCGTCAGTGGATGTGACCACCATCTATCCCTATGTGAAATGCTTTGACACCCGCGTGGAGAACGGCAAGATGTTCAAATGCTACTTGGTCTACAAGCAGACGCACCTCATGGACAGCAAGGAAATGGCTCGGCTGATTGACGGGGCCATCGAGGTAGCCAAGGAGCTGGGCGTCGAGACGGATACCCCGGAGCAGCTGGCCCGGTACAAGGAGGACTGGAATAAGGAATGAGAAAAGTTTACTGCGACTACTGCGGCCGGCAGGCTGAGTATGTGGACAGCAAGGTCATCTACGGCAAGAGCTACGGCATGATGTACCTCTGCCGGAATTGCATGGCCTACGTCGGTGTTCACAAGGGCACCGACAAGCCCTTGGGCCGGCTGGCCAACGCGGAACTCCGCTACTGGAAGAAACGGGCCCACGCCGTTTTTGACCCCCTGTGGCAGCGGGGGCGCTTCCGCGGCCACCGCAACGCGGCTTATGGCTGGCTGGCCCAGAAGATGGGCCTGCCCGTGGAGCAGACCCATATCGGAATGTTTGATGTGGCGCAGTGTCGCAAGGCCATCCATATCATTGAGAACGAAACGCGAGGAGGAAGTTCACATGGATGAAAAGAGAAGCCCCGAGGAGCTGCTGGCGCAGCTGTGCCTGGAGCCCGGCTTCGTGCTGGTGCCGCAGGACCGCTTTGAGGAACTGGTGCGGGCCGAGGCGGAGCGCGACGTCTTGGAAGTCGTAATTTTGGGAAACAAGAGCTACAACGTCGATGTCGTCATGGCCGCCATCAAGAAAGCCCGGAACAAGGTGCTCCTGGGCAAGCCGGAGGTGGAGGGCGATGCTCAATAGAATCATCATCATGGGTCGGCTGACCCGTGATCCGGAACTGCGCAGTACCCCAAACGGCACGTCTGTTGCCTCTTTCACCCTGGCGGTAGACCGTGACTTCAAAAATAAGCAGACCGGAGAGAAGGAAACGGACTTTATCGACATGATCGCCTGGCGTTCTACTGCCGAATTTGTTGCCAGATATTTTACCAAGGGCCGTATGGCCGTAGTGGAGGGTCGGCTTCAGATTCGTCTTTGGGAGGACCGCGATGGTAATAAGCGAAAGTCCGCCGAAGTCATAGCCGACAGCGTTTACTTTGGGGATTCAAAGAAAGATAATGATGGCCGTAGTGATCAAAATTATCCAGCGGGCGGATACAGCGATGTTCCAGGCGGAAGAGGCACGCCGCCGTCTGCACCTGTGTATTCTATTCCCGACTTCACCGAGGTGGACGATGACGGGGATTTGCCATTCTGATTTATTTGGACAGGCCGTTCCATGCGGGCGGCCTGTCCAAAAGGCCCTGTGGCATGGACAAAGTTAAAAAGGAGTTGGATGATCTATGTCCCGCAGAGAACAACCGTATCTTCCGCTTTATGTCATGGATTTTCTTACAGATGAAAAATTGGTTGAGTGCAGCGCAGAGAGTACAGGCGTCTATATCCGGCTCATGTGTCTTATGCATAAATCTGAACAGTATGGTGCGATTTTGCTCAAGCAAAAGGATAAGCAAACTGGAAAGCAAATTTATGATTTTGCTTGTAAATTAATGCGGCAAATGCCTTATGACATAGAGACGATCGAGCGTTCATTGACAGAATTGCTGAATGAAGGCGTTCTGTCCATGGATGGGGACGTTTTATTCCAGAGGCGTATGGTGCGTGACGGCAAACTCAGCGATACAAGGGCTTCTGCGGGAAAAAGAGGCGGACAAGGGCGAGGGCAGAAAAACGGCGCGCGGGCTTTTGCTTCTCGTTTTGCTTCGGATTTTGCTCAAGCAAAAACCGAAGCAAACGCTGAAAATGAAATTGAAATTGAAAATGAATATGAAATTGAAGATAAAAGTGAAGATGAAGATAACAGAGATATTCCGAAAGAGGCAAATACCTCATTGCCCGCGCGCGAGAAAATGAGTCGGCTGCGGAAATATGGTCAATACGGATGGGTGAAGCTGACAGACGATCAGTACGAGCGCCTTCAACGCGAACTTGGCGATGCCGAACTGCAACGATGTATTGATTACATCGATGAGAGCGCCCAGATCACCAAAAACAAAAACAAATGGCGGGACTGGAACCTTGTAATTCGAAAATGCAGCAGAGATAGATGGGGATTGTCTGTGAAAGGGGGTGCTGCTCCTGGAAGGGATCAGCCGCATTCTGCCGAATTTAAACCTTCAACTGGATTCCGAAAAGCCGAATCATCCTGACGAGTATGCCGACCTTCGGCAGTATGGCCAAAAGATTACCTCAAAGCAAGCCGAGGATCGAGGAATAAAATCAACCTGCGGCCCTGCTCCGCCACCGGAAAAATGCAAATATTGCGGCGCGCCGCTTTACTACGAGGGCATGATTATGCCCGATCTTACCAATGACCGTGACAATGCTCCCCCGCCCTGGATATTCCGATGGACAAATATGCCAATTCGGTGTACCTGCCCTGATGCTGTAAAACATTGGGAACGGTACGACGCAGAACAGGAACGAAAACGTCTTGAGAAGGAAAAAGAGCAGCAGAGGATGTGGCATCGCCGTCGGGTAAACGATCTACTTGCCAAAAGCGGGATTCGAAAACGGTTTCAGCAACGGACGTTTGAACGTTTCAAAGCCGATACCCCGGGCAGAAAGCAGGCATATAACGCAGCCCGGGAATATGCTGAAAATTTTGCAATTATCAAAGAGACCGGCGATGGACTGTACATAGAGGGAACCAATGGGACCGGCAAGACACATTTGGCCGCCGCTATCGCCATGTACCTGACCGATAAGGAATACTCGGTTATTATGAAAACGTCCTTTGATCTGCTGGACGAAATTAAAAGGGCTTTTGACGACGCGTACACATCGGAACATGAGGTCATGAAGGCATATCGGGAGTGTGATCTCTTGATCATTGATGATCTTGGCAAAGAACAATGTACCGATTGGTCTATGTCAATTCTTTATTCCATCATCAACGAGCGATACGAAGCCATGAAACCAATCATTATCACCACAAATTTTGGCGCCGAGGATTTAATCCGCACACTTACTCCACGGGGATACGGATGCCAGAAAATTGAGTCTATCATAAGCAGGCTGCGGGAGGTATCCCAAACTTTGACAATGGCTTGGGATGACTACCGCAGCAGACAGGAGGAATGATGAAGCAATACAGGATTTGGATGTTACCCTACATAAAACTCTGTGTACTTGTGGCCGTTGCCACGATTATGGCGGTTGCGTCTGTAATGAAGGGAGACGCCCCTAATAAAAAAGCTCTGACAGACGTGCCAACTGCACCAATGGAAATACTCCCGGCTGCTGAAATGGTCATTTTAGAGCAGGAAATGGAAGCAGAATCTCCAATCCCACAGATCATCGAGCGGTATGATTCTATCAACATTTCAGAAAACGAATTACATGAACTGGCAGCGATTGTCTATCTGGAGGCTGGAAATCAAAGTGCAAAAGGCCAACAGGCCGTTGCGGAAGTCGTATTGAACCGTGTGATTTCCCCGGACTTCCCGGACAGTGTACATGACGTGCTGCATCAAGGAGAGGACACAGCGATGCCGCAGTTCTCCGCAATTTGTGTTCAGCAAACCGCAGAACCGGGACAAATGCAATATGAAGCGGTTGCCGCCGCTTTATATGGTCCGTCCGTTCTTCCGGCTGATGTGGTGTACTTTTCTCGTAACGGTGAGAATGATCGCATATGGGGGGCCATTGGAGATCATATATTCTGCTTTGGTTATGTTTGGGAGTGATGTCATGAAACAAATGCAGCTTAAAAGATTCTTACATGCCCTTTGTGGCCTGGGGTTCCTGATACTGTTTGGCACCGCCAACGCCAGTGATTTAAACAGTATCTCGATTAGCCGGACGTTCTGGCAATCGTTTGTTGGGCTGACGATGTTCATTGTCGGCGGAACGCTGGGAGGATTGATTGAATGGTAAGGAACAAAGACCCCAAGCGCCAATGGCAGGGTGCTGTCAGCAAGGCCAGAGGCAGACAGTTCGAAGAACAGATTGACGCTGCGTTTGAATATTATCGTAATCAGGGCAGCGCCATTATCGAAAAGACCCCTGAACCGATGCGCCCCATCAAAAACCTTGGCGCTGGAAAATTTATTGCTTTTTTCGAACGCAAAGCACAACCGGACTATAAAGGTGTCATCAAAGGCGGCCAGGCGGTCATTTTTGAAGCAAAGTTTACATCAGCCGATCGCATGGAACAAAGCCGGGTACTTCAAAGCCAGGCTGAATATTTAACCCATTATCAGTATCTTGGAGCAAGGTGTTTCATCGTGGCAGGGTTCGCCTCAAATGGGGTTTACCGGCTCCCTTGGGATGTTTGGCGGAACATGAAGGAGCGTTTTGGCCGCAAGTACATCACTGAATCAGATCTGCAAGAATATCGAGTGCTGACGGCACAAAACGGTGCGCTGCTGTTGCTCGATTAAGAAAGGGGTTTATCATCATGAGCGAGATTTCCAAGTACGAAGCCTACAAAAAGAAGTTGCAAGGTGTTTGCGACGAAAACGATCTGGTGTTTCGCTTTCGTTGTGACAGATATCCTATTACCCTGACCATTAAGCCGGTCACTGGTCTGGAGGAACAGCTATCTTTACTGGAGAATGTCGAGGATAAGGGATACACCAGTCCCGATGCATCCATCGTGTTTTTCTTCAAAGATGGCAGTATAACCTACAAGACCTCGCAGACCTTCACCATTAACGACACACTGTTCTCCAAAATCAAAAACCTATTCAAAAACATGCACTACTGCTGGCTCCAGTTTTTCTTTCGGGATGTGGTCGAGAAGGGCGTTTTGACACAGAAGACCATGCCGGTTATCGATAAAAGCGACGATGACCTTCCAAAAGAAGCGGAGCCGCTGGAGAGCTTTGACGATGAAGGGGAATATGGAGATGACGGTACCCTCTCCGGAGATGACGAAGGGGACGGCGCGCCCTCTGTTGGCGAAAGTGGGGGCCCTCCGGCTACGGACCTCGATGACCCTATCCTCCAGGAAGCCGCACGTATCGTCAGGGCCGAGAACAAGGCCACGGTCTCCCTGCTGCAACTACGTATGGGCGTCGGATATGCCAAGGCCGCGCGCATTATCGACGCCCTGGAAGATCTCGGTGTGGTCGGCCCCTTCAATGGCTCCGAGCCGCGCGAGGTTTTGCCCTATGACGAGCCCGACGATCAGGAAGGCGGTGACGAGAATGGCTAAGACCCGAATGGACAAGAAGTACACCGGAGAAGTCATGAAGCAGGCCCAACAAATGAGCCGCGAGGACTACAAGGCCGTCAAGCACATGGACAAGGTGCAAATGATCGCATACCTGCAGCGTATCTATCGCCGCGGTTACGAGGCTGGCGTCAAGGCCGAAGCTACGCGTCAGAAAGCGGAGCAGGCAGCCGCAGAAGCTGTCGTGGAGGAGTAAGCTATGGGAAAGGCCGTTCGTCGCGTCAGAGGAGAGGCGCAGAAGAACATCATCAGATGCATGGACATTCTGATCGGGCGATATTCCCGGTGGGAAGTGTGGCAGGACTTCATCATCATGTCCGCCATCAGTATTGCAAATCTCTTTGACGGCCCACATCGGGAAGCCCGGGAAAAGGAGTACATGACCCGCTCGGGAAAATACTCTGCCAAAGAGATGGCGGTTTTTGCCCAGATGCTCGCAGAAGTTGTCGCCGATCTGGAGCACAACCCCGATCAGGACTTCCTCGGGGAATTGTTTATGGCTCTCGATCTCGGAAACGAGTGGGCGGGTCAGTTCTTTACCCCGTACTCCGTCTGCCGCGCAATGGCCACCGTGTCCTACGGCGAAGACCTCAAAGCAAAAATCGAGACACATGGTTGGGCCTCCGTGAATGACCCGGCCTGCGGTGCAGGGGCTCTGCTGGTAGCATTCGCCAACGAGTGCCGCCGTCCCGGAAATGACGTCAACTATCAGACGTCGGTGCTGTTCGTAGCGCAGGACATCGACTTTTTGGCTGGATGTATGTGCTATATCCAGTTGAGCCTCATGGGTTGCCCCGGATATATTGTGATCGGTGATACCATCGCTTACCCCAGCACGAGCTATGACCCAAGGGGACTACTTCCAGTCAGCGGCTCAAATATTTGGTTTACCCCCATGTATTTTCGTGACATATGGCATTGGCGCAGAATTTGGGCACAGATGGCTCTCATGTATCGGCCAGCGGTTTCGCTGGATAAGGTCGAGAAATCTGCTCTGGAACAGCCCGCCATTGTTGAACAACCGCTGACGCAGACCAAGACCGGGCAGCTATCTTTCTTTTGATGGGAGGGGAACACATGAAGCGATGGACACCTGAAGACGAAGAGATCCTTTGTGAATGTTGGGGGACGATGACCGTTGCTGGTCTGTGCAAAAAGCTCAACCGATCGAAAAACGCCGTTATGGTGAAAGTAAACAGGCTCGGACTCCCGCCTTACTTGGAAAGCGGCGAGTATATCACAATGCGTCAACTTATCCTTGCCCTTGGATATAGCGGAAGCTCAGACAGCTACAAAATCAAAAGCTGGATCCAGAACAGAGGATTCCCTGTGCGAAATAAGCGGCATACCAAGAAAGTTGTCAGAGTTGTTTTTCTGGACGAGTTCTGGAAGTGGGCAGAGAAAAACAGGTCATTTTTGGACTTCTCCAAAATGGAGCCGCTGGCACTCGGCGAGGAGCCGGATTGGTTGGCCGAACAGCGCCGAAAGGACTTCAAGGCTTACGCCCTCCAGAGGAAAGAGCCGTGGACAGTCGACGAAGACAGCCGGTTGAAGATGCTGTTGAAACAGCACAAGTATGGATATGCGGAGCTTTCCGAAATGCTCCGCCGATCGACAGGCGCTATCCAGCGGCGCTGCACAGACCTCGGCTTAAAAGAACGCCCCGTGAAGGCTGACAATCGCGGCCCCGATGCCACGTGGACAGAGGACGATTTCTCTATACTGGCTGACGGCATCCAAAACGGCGATAGCTATATGCTGATTGGGCAGGTACTCGGCAAGTCCGAAAAAGCCGTTCGCGGCAAGGTTTACTCTGTATACCTGACAGAAAATGCGGATAAAGTACGGGCATACATGGGAGACGGCCCGTGGGGGTATGGTGCGCCGGAACCGACAGTGAAGCAGGCCGTGCACCTCTCCAGAACGAGGGCAGAGGTCAAGCGCAACCTTTCCATACTCGATGCGCTGCTCCGCAAGCGCATAAACGATCTCGGCTACGACCCTTATTGGCAGCGGTTTATGTGCATGAACTGGGATGACATTAGAGGGTGCTCCGCCGGATGTGCTAATTGCGACAGCTGCACAGAGTTCCACCGCATACCCCCGCAATACTGCGCCCGCTGTGGGTCTACCTTCTACGAGCGCAGGGAAAACCGATTCTGCTCGGCCTGCCACACGGCCAGGAAGAAGCAGGCTCAGCGCCGGTGGTGCCGCATGAACGGATATTCCCGAAAGGAGACGTGAGATGTTCTTTCTGGAAAGAAAAGAGCCGGCTGCCATGCCCAATGCCCTCGGCAATGCCGGCTGGCCCACATATACCGCTGGAAAGCGATATGCGCTTGCCCGGAGCGGTGGCCGCTGGAGGCTCTGTTCCGGCACATGGACCCCAAGACGCACCGCATCACATCAAATTCCCCTGCCGAGGGATAAGTCGGCCGACGAAAGGAGCTATTATAATGGCAAAGAAGGTATTGAATGAAAGGTGCCCACTACAGACGGAGTGCGAACGGAAGACCTGTGAATATGTCCGCAAGGAGCTGGAGTGCCCTTACTATTCTGCGAATGCCCGCGATGGATACTATATCTACGACCAGGAGGCGATTCGTGACCGGAGGGATAGGGAGGCCATGGACGAGGCCCTCCTTGCGTCCTTGGGGGATGATGACGATGACACCCCTGACGGCCTGGTCTATATCCCGGTCGAAGATCTCTACCCGCATCCCGACAACCCTCGGAAGGACTTGGGTGATTTGACCGAGCTGGCCGACAGCATTAAGGCCAACGGTGTCCTTCAGAATTTGACTGTTGTTCCTCGCGCCGTTACCGGGGAGATCACGGGAGAGACCTGGCAGAAGGGCTACACCGTGGTCATCGGCCACCGCCGGCTCGCAGCCTCGAAGCTGGCCGGGCTGAAAGAGCTGCCATGTGTCATCACCGATATGGATCTTCGGAGCCAGGTGCAGACCATGCTCATGGAGAACATTCAGCGGTCCGACCTCACCCTTTATGAGCAGGCCCAGGGCTTCCAGATGATGCTCGACCTGGGGGACAGCATTGACGAGATTGCCCGGAAGTCCGGCTTCTCCCAGACGACCGTTCGGCGCAGAGTGAAGCTGCTGGAGTTCGACCAGGAGAAGTTCAAGGCTTCCGTAAGTCGTGGCGCCAACCTCATGGATTACATGGAGTTGGACAAGATTGACGACCCGGAGCTGAAGAATGAAGTCCTGGAGGCCATCGGCACCAACAACTTCCGGCAGAAGCTGGCCAGCGCCATCGAGACAGAGAAAAGCCGCAAGCTCATCGCGGAGCGAGTGCAGGCCCTTTCCGCCTTTGCGACCCAGGTTGAGAAGGTGGACCACTCCACCATGCGGTATGTGCGGAACTACGGCATCTGGAACAAGAAAGACGAGGTGAAGCGTCCTGATGACGCGGACACCGTGGCTTACTTCTTCTGTGTAGGAATGCACCAGGTAGACCTCTATCGTCAAATCGTCGAGGAGCCGGAGGACACAGAGGCGGCGGCCCAGGCGGAGCGGAGCAAGGCCGAGCTGGAGCGCCGGCACGCAGAGCTTGAAACCATCTCCAGGGCAGCATACCAGACCCGATACGCATTCATCAAGGACTTCTCGGCGGCGAAAAAGAATGTGGCAACTGTTTGCCGGTTTGTTGCGGGGATGCTTCTCCGGGACCACGATGATCCGGACGACGCTATGATGTCCGAGCTCTTAGGTATTGGCGTTGATACCGAGAATGATGAAATCAACATCCCGGCCTTTGATGAACGGTCGAAGGAAAGCCCAGAATACACCCTCCTAGCTACCGCCTACGCGTCCTTTGACGCCGAGAGAGTAAATTACTTCTGGTGGCGATGGGACCCTGCGAAGCACAGCATGGCCTGCGCCTACCAGGAAAATGAAAGCCTGGACTTCCTGTATAAAATCCTCACCGAGCTTGGATATGAGATGTCCGACGAGGAAAAAGCCCTCCAGGACGGCACCCATGAGCTGTTCCAGGAGGCGGACGGATGAAGGCTCTTACCATTTGGCAGCCCTGGGCCTCGCTGCTGGTGTCTGGCCAGAAGAAATACGAAACCCGGAGCTGGGCCACCGCCTACCGAGGCCCCATAGCCATTCACGCCGCCATGCGGCCGGTGCGTCGGACTATCGACGCGCTGGTCGCCGACCGAGGGGATGGGTGGACTGCTCTGGACTACTTTGACGCCCTGTTCATGCACCCTGGCTCCATCAACGAGTTACCTACCGGGGCTGTCATCGGAAAGGCCCTCCTGGTGCGTTGCAACTTGATTACTGAGGACTTTATGGCGCGGCTCACGCAGCAAGAATTGGCCCTTGGCGACTTTTCTTTGGGGCGGTACGCCTGGGAGTTTGAACAAATGACCCAGTTAATAGCCCCAATCCCGGCGCGTGGCGCTCAGGGGCTTTGGTATTGGGACGCCGGCGTGTAACACAGGAGGGATGACAGGTATGAAGAAGAAACGGAAATATCAGACTGTGCAGGCAAAGGCACCCCCGGAGCCAGAGGCTGTGCAGTTCCCGTCAAGCGGTCCGGTGCAGGTCGGAGACATTGTTGCTCGCCGCCCAGTCACCTTTTCGGACAACGAGAATAAAACGGCTCAAGTGATGCGCGGGCGTGTGGTCTACGTCCACCCCAAGGGCCGCTTCCATGTAGTCGAGTTTGGCGAGGGCAGGCGAGCTGTCCGGGAGAGCTTTGCAGGGGTGAGTAGATGAAAGAAAAGATAGGAAACCTTGGCGAAGTCGCCATTGGAATACTTAATGAACTTCATACCGAACGGCTCGACTACGAAAGCGAGTATCTCCCTTTAGTCGACTGTGCCCAGCGGTGTGCAGCCTACGAAGAAACCGGTTTGCTTCCGGAGGAAGTCGTGAAAATGGGCATGATGCTTGAGGACAGCAGGCGCTATTCTGGCCGGCTCGAATTAAAGCTGAAACCCTACCTTGACATAGGCCTTGGCCCATCGGAGCTAAATGCGCTGAAACTTGCAAGCGTGGGGAAATGCGTGGTCGAAATCAAGGAGTTTGATGGCATCGCTATCGACCGTCTCCGCAAGCTGGCCCAGGCCGAGAAGGACGGGCGGCTGGTGGTGCTGCCGTGTAAGGTGGGGGATACGGTGTATGCCAGAAATCACAACGGACGGATCGTAGATGGCGTAGTAGAGTCTATCCATCAGAATTACGTTGCAGGGAAAGCTGGCCGATGGGTTGTAACAGTATATTATCCGGAATACAACAGAACAGCAGAAAGCGGTCTCCACCCTGACTTTTTGCCGACGACAAAGTTCTATGGCTTAGATGATTTCGGCAAAACCGTCTTTCCGACCCACGAGGAGGCAGGGGCGGCGCTGAAAGGCGGCGGCGAATGACCACAATGAAGAAACCGGATATTGGAACTAAAATGTATTTCGTTTGCGAGCACCTATACTGCATCCCGAACCACGCCGGGCCGGTCAAAGAATACTGCGTATGCGAGGCAGAGGTGGTAGGCTTCTTCACCGGAGGCTATACGGAAGTGCAGCTCGTGGGAGACGACCCGAATGGACACAGGACGCCATATTACTTCAAGCTATCGGAGATCGGAGAGAGAGTATTCTATGCGCCGGAAGAAGCGGCTGGCTATGCGCAGACCCTGACAGTACGGTATGAAAGGATATGGGGATGGCTAGGAGCACCGGATATCCCTATGCGGCGACCATGGGAAAATTTGCTCAAAAGCCGAAAGGAAGGGACAACATGAGCGAATGCGAGAACTGCAAGAAGTATGAGGATTGTGCTGCTGAGAGCGGCCTGACGTGGCCATGCGGGGCTTTTGTTCCAAAAACTGTCTCGAACGGACAACGCATCCGGGCCATGAGCGACGAGGAGCTATGCAAATTGATTATGGCAATTCCAGACGTACCATGTGGGCAGGTGGGGTATCCGGAGAAATGTACCCACAAATGCGAAGCGTGTATCACGGACTGGCTCAAGCAGCCAGCAGAGGAGACCCGGCTGTGCTGATTATCACCGTACAGGTCAATGCCCCGGCTGGCCAGGCTGTCGGTATCAAAGAGGATCTGGCGATGTACTTAGAGCGGTTCGGCGACATCCGAGTGGTATCGGTGACGGAGGAACAGCCCCAGTACCGTCAGATGGGGCTTTACGACGCCCGACAGCCGCAGAGAGGGAAAAAGAAGTAAGCAGGCAGATAGGGGTGAGCCAAAATGACATTACAAGAACTGTCCCAGTATTTCAAATTGCGGGAGCAACTGGCGCGGGACGAGGAGATACTGGAATCTTTGAAAGCTACGGCTTGCCCCGGAGCACAGGTGTTGACTGGTATGCCTCACGCCCCGGGAGTCCGGGATAAGGTCGGCGACTTGGCTGTCGAGATTGCTGATATGGAGAGCCAGATCGAGTACCTGCAAGAGAAGATTTCGCAGGAAGAAGCCAAGGTATCAGTCTTTATTTCCACCATTGAGAACGACCAGACGCGCATGGTGTTCAGGCTCCGTTTCCTCCGGGGGCTCGCATGGAAAGAGGTTGCAGCCGTCATCGGCGGGAGGAATACGGAGAGCGGCGTCAAGAGCCTGTGCTACCGCTACCTCGAAACTTGCAACGGCGTGACGCGCCGTGATGCTTGATGTTTTGCCCCCGGATGTGCTATGGTATGCTCGTACAATCCTAAATCAAGCCAGGCGGCCCTCTTTCGGGAGGGTCGCCATTCTTTTTGAAAGGAGGGCCACGGCCCCGCGTTTCTCCTTTGCGCGGCGGTCACAGTCCGGGCAGCTCTGTACGCCAACAGACCGCAGCGGGCAAATCAAAAAGGAGGAAATCTTGTATGTACGGCTTCATCGTACTTGCAACTTATGCCGTCGCAATGCTGGCGATCACGCTTTTGCTTTCGCGGCGGTCACAGACCACAGAGAGCTTCCACGTTGCCGATCGGAAGCTCGGCCTGGTCCAAAGCGCCATGAGCATTGCGGCCACATGGATCTGGGCTCCCGCGCTCTTCACTTCGGCAGAAAAAGCATACTCCAACGGCATCCCGGGCCTGTTCTGGTTCCTGGTGCCGAACATCCTGTGCCTGGTCATCTTCGTTCCGTTCGGGAAGCGGATCCGGGCGCAAATGCCCCATGGCATCACCCTCTCCGGGTACATGGCCGAAAAATACCGCTCCAGGGCGGTACACGGTGCCTACCTGTTCGAGCTGACCGCGCTGACGGTCCTTTCCACGGGAGTGCAGCTGCTCGCCGGCGCCAAAATCCTGGCGGCGGTGACAGGGTGGCCGTTCTGGCTGCTGACCGTCGTTCTGGCAGTGATCGCTTTCTCCTATTCCCAGTACTCGGGCGTCAAAGCGTCGGTATTAACTGATGCGCTCCAAATGGTGCTCATGCTGGCCTGCTGCGCGCTGCTCGTTCCCTGGGCGCTTTCCGCCGATACCGGCGTGTCCGACCTTGTTCGCGGCCTGGCTGGCGCATCTGGCGGATATAAGCACTTGTTCGACAGCAACGGCCTGGCGGTGTTCTTCTCCTTCGGCTTGCCTACGGCCATCGGCCTGATCGCCGCTCCCTTTGGCGACCAATGCTTCTGGCAGCGGGCGTTCTCCATCCAGGAGAGCAAAGTCGGCAGGGCGTTCAAGCTGGGCGCTGTATTTTTTGCGGTCGTCCCCCTGTCCATGGGCATCCTCGGGTTTATCGCCGCTGGCTCTGGCTATGTGGCCCAAGACGCCGGCATGGTCAACTTCGAGCTGGTTGGCAGCTTGTTCCCCAAATGGGTCATGCTGCCCTTCCTGTTCATGGTGATCTCCGGATTGCTCTCCACAGCGGACAGCAACCTGTGTGCCGTGGCCTCGCTGACCAGCGACTTCGGCGGCGGGATGAAAGCGGTCAAAGGCTCCATGCTGGCCCTGCTCGCCCTGGCTGTTGGTATCGCCAATATCCCCGGTCTGGCCGTGACTGACCTGTTCCTGGTCTATGGTACTCTCCGGGCCACGACCATGCTCCCCACGGTGTTGACGCTGAAAGGAAAAACGTTGTCGGCTCGCGGGGTTTTTGCGGGCATCACGGCCTCGATTGTGATTGGGATGCCGGTTTTTGTTGTTGGCACCTTCCTTGGCAGCTCCACGTTGAAAACGGTTGGCTGTCTGTGCGCTGTGCTACTCTCTGGCATTGTGGCCCTGGCTACCGCGCCCAGAAAGGGGGCGACAGCATGAGCCTGGGACGTAAGCAGAGCATCAGCAACGAAGCATGGCTGGAAGCTGTTGCAACCATTGAAAGCGCCGTCCCCCGGCGCGAGCTGGATGATTTGGTGGCTGTTACCATCGAGGACATACGGGCCACCGTAGGGCAGAAGAAAGCGGCCTACGCATGGAGTGCCGGCAAGGACAGCGTTGTACTCGGCAAGCTCTGCGAGGCCGCGGGCGTCACCGACAGCATGATCGGCGTCTGCGACCTAGAGTACCCCGCCTTTATGGCGTGGGTGAATGAGCACAAGCCCGCCGGGTGCGAGGTCATCAACACCCACCAGGACCTGGACTGGCTGGCCCGTCATCCTGATATGCTGTTTCCTAAAGACTCGGCCAAGGCCGGCAGGTGGTTCTCCATCGTCCAGCACCGGGCGCAGGCGGAGTACTTCAAGGCGCACAATTTGGACATCGTCATCCTGGGCCGGCGCCGGGCAGACGGCAACTTTGTCGGCCGCGGCACCAATATCTACACCGATGGCAAGGGCGTGACCCGTTTCAGCCCGCTCGCGGCTTGGGGCCATGAGCACGTCCTGGCCTATATCCACTACCACCAGCTCCCGCTCCCTCCGATCTACGGATGGAAGAACGGCTACCTGTGCGGTACGCACCCGTGGCCGGCTCGTCAATGGACCGGCGGCATCAAGAATGGCTGGCGGGAGGTCTACGAGATCGACCCGACTATCGTCACCGCCGCAGCGGAGAAGCTGGCCAGCGCCCGCGCCTTCCTGAAGGGGGTGCAGGCATGAACGTTGTAAAAAAGCCCCTGGCTGAGCTTCGGCGCCCCGAGCGAAATGTCCGTATGCACACCGACAAGCAGCTGAAAGAATTTCGCCGGTCTGTGGAGATGTTCGGCCAGATCCGCCCCATCGTCATTGACGAGGGCGGCGTCATCCTGGCCGGCAACGGCCTGTTTGAAACCCTCCTTGCCATGGGCCACGCTGAGGCAGACTGCTATGTCGTGTCCGGGCTGACTGAGGCCCAGAAGAAAAAGCTCATGCTGGCCGACAACCGTGTATTCGACCTGGGTGTGGATGACCTGGCTGCGCTGGACGCCCTCGTTCTGGAGCTGAAGGACGACCTCGATATCCCGGGCTATGACGAAGACCTGCTCCGAGCCATGGTGATGGAGGCCGATGAAGCCAGCGACGCCCTCATGGAGTACGGCACCATTGAATCGGAGCAGGCTGCAGCCATCACCGAAACCCGCGAGCGGTATGCCGCCCGAGACGAAGCGGCCGCCCAAAGCGCCGAGGAGGTCACCCCTGTATCGACCGGCGTTCCCACGGCAGACGAACCGGCCCGGCGTTTTGTGCTTTGCCCGAAGTGTGGTGAGCGGATATGGCTGTAAAGCGTGTTCGCTCCGATATGGACGTGGTGACGGCGGCGCAGCAGCGCATCAAGAACGTGTTCTCCAACGGCGTCCCCGTCTACCTGTCGTTCTCCGGGGGCAAAGACAGCATTGTCCTGGCCGATCTGACCTATAAGCTGATCCAGGCGGGAGAGATCGACCCCTCCCTGCTGACTGTTCTGTTTGTGGACGAGGAGGCCATCTTCGACTGCATTGAAGCTACGACCAAGACCTGGCGGAAGAAATTCCTGCTGGCCGGTGCGAAGTTCAACTGGTGGTGCATCGAGGTCAAGCACTTCAACTGTCTCAACGAGCTATCCAGCGACGAAACCTTCGTCTGCTGGGACCGGCGCAAACGGGATGTCTGGGTACGCCAGCCCCCTCCCTTCGCTATTCGCAACCACCCACAGCTCCGGCCGCGGGTGGACAACTATCAGTCCTTTCTCCCACGGGTAACCGGCGACGGTATTATGATCACCGGCGTCCGGGCGGCCGAGTCTATCCAGCGCCTTCAGTACATGGCTGCTCTGAACATGGGAGCAAAGGGCATCACTGGCACCAACACCATCTATCCGATCTACGACTGGAAGACCACTGATGTGTGGCTCTACCTCCGGGATCAGCGGGTGGAGGTGCCGGAAGTTTACCTGCAGATGTACCAGGTCGGGGTCAATCGGAACCAGCTGCGGGTTTCGCAATTCTTCTCTGTCGATACCGTCCCCGTCCTGGTGCATCTCGGTGAGTACGATCCGAATTTGATGGAGCGTGTTCTTCGGCGCGAGCCGAACGCATACCTGGCCGTGATGTACTGGGACAGCGAGATGTTCCACCGCACCACCAAGAAGCGGCGGGAGCTGGAGGGCGAGGACAAGAAGGATTACCGCGCCCTCCTGAAAGATATGCTGCTGATCCACCCGGGCGACTTCTTCAACACGCCGCACAAAAAGGATGTCGCCAAGCAATACCGCAAGCTCTTTATACGCATGGACGGAATGGCTCGGCCCCGCGATTACCGGAAGATGTACGAGGGGCTGGTGGCCGGCGACCCCAAGCTGAGGACGCTCCGAGCCATCTATCAGGATATCTCCTGTGCCTACGCAGCCTACGCCAAGAACTTCCGTAAGGGAGGTGAGGCAAATGGCTGATGTGGACCTGTTCGCACCACTCTCTTCCCTGCAATGGGTGGACCGCGATAAGCTCCGGCCGAACGATTACAACCCCAACAAGGTCAGCCGGGAAAACCTGGAGCTGCTGACCTGCTCCATCGAAACCAACGGCTGGACGCTGCCAATCGTGGTACGGCCTGATTACACCATCATTGATGGCTTTCATCGGTGGACTGTGGCCGGGGCGGAACCGTTACGGACGCAGCTCGGCGGCAAAGTCCCTGTGGTGATCGTGCGCCATGAGGACGCGTCGGAAGACATCTACGGCACCGTCACACACAACCGCGCCAGAGGTACGCACCTGCTCGAACCCATGAAGGCTATCGTCAAGCGGCTGATGAATGAGGGCAAGAGCGTGAGCGAGATCGGCAAGCAGCTGGGCATGAGGCCCGAAGAAGTATTCCGCCTGTCAGACTTCTCCCGTGAAGACTTCCTGGCAATGATGACCAAGGGGGTCAAGGGGTACAGCCATGCGGAGCTTTTGACCAAGATATAACGCAAGACCACGGAGAGGCGCATACATCGCGTGAGAGCGGCGTATGCGCCTTGTCCTTGGTGCAACCCGGGGACGATGGGCAGAGCGCCGCTGTGGACGCGTATGCGCGTTGCAACGGCAGGCAAAAGGTACTGTGACGCCCCGCCCCACTAAGCTGCGGGCGCGTCGACCCCAAAACGCGGTCAGTTATGAGGTTTTTTTCAGGGGTGTTTCCGTTCCGCTTTGAGTGATACCGAGGAAGGAGGAAAAAGTCATGGCAGAAGAAAAGATTACGGCCGATACAGAGGTCAGCACTACGGAGCTGGCCTGTGTCTTGGGCATAACCGGGCGGCGAATTCGCCAGCTTGCCGAGGACGGAGATTTGGACAAGGCCGGGCAGGGTCGCTTCAATCTGTGCGAGTCCGTCCAGCGGTATATCCGGCTCCAGTCAAAGTCATCCTTGTCCGAGGAGGACATTAAGCTGGAAAAGACCAAGAAAACCGCCGATGTCACGCTCAAGGCGTCCAAGGCCCGCATCGCAAAGATGGAGGCCGACGAGCTCCAGGGCAAAATGCACCGCGCGGAAGATGTCGCCGCCATGACCGAGGACCTTGTCTTTACAATCCGCTCCTCGCTGAATGCCATGCCTGGGCGGCTGGCTGTGGATGTGGCGGCGGTAAGCTCTCCGGCTGAGGCCGCCGAGGTGATCCGCCGGGAGGTCCACAAGGTCATGCGCGAGCTGGCCGGGTATCACTACGACCCGAAGAAATATGAGGAGCGTGTCCGAGCGCGTCAGAACTGGAGCGCCGGCGGACGCGATGACGATGACGAGTAGACGTGAAGCTGCCCGGCTGAACAAGACCATATCTGAAGCACTTGCCGGTATGATCCCGCCCGATGACCTGACCGTCACCGAATGGGCGGAGCAGAACCGGCGTCTATCCTCTGAGGCATCGGCAGAACCCGGCCCTTGGAGAACAGAGAGAACACCCTATCTGCGAGAGGTCATGGACACCTTTACAGACCCGAAGGTGCGGCACACCGTCATGGTGGCGGCATCGCAGGTCGGCAAGTCTGAGGTCCTGAACAACTGCATTGGCTACATCATCGACCAGGACCCCGGCTCCATCCTGTTCGTCCACCCGACCACCATTGATGCCAAGGAGTATTCAAAACTCCGCATTGCCCCGATGATCCGGGACTGCCCCACTCTCAAAAAGAAGGTGGCCGACCCGAAGAGCCGGGATAGCGGCAACACGATCCTCCAAAAGAGCTACCCCGGCGGCATCCTTACCATGTGCGGCTCCACCGAGGCGCACGCTCTGGCGTCCAAGCCCATCCGCTATGTGTTGGGCGACGAGCGCGACCGCTGGGCGACAAGCGCCGGAAATGAGGGTGACCCCTGGGACCTGGCGATGGCCAGACAGACGACCTTCTACAACTCTATGGCCTTCGAGGTGTCCACTCCGACCGTTCGAAATGCCAGCGCCATTGAGGCTGCCTATGCAATGGGAACGATGGAGCGGTGGAAGTCCCAATGCCCGAACTGCAAGGGGTATCACGAAATCCAGTGGTCGGACATTCAGTTTGATTACGATGAAATCATTGTGGCCGGAAAGAAAACATTCAAGGTCACGAAGATCTACTACACCTGTCCGGGGTGCGGCTGCATTTCGGACGAGGTGACCATGAAGCGAGCCCCGGCGAAATGGGAGGCCGACAACCCGGCAGCCTACGAGCAAGGAACACGCTCGTTCTGGCTGAACGCATTCGTCAGCCAGTGGGCCACTTGGGAGTCCATCATCCTGAAGTTTCTGAACGCGGTCGGCAGCTCCCGGAAAATGCAGGTGGTCTACAACACCTGCTTCGGCGAGCTATGGGAGGACCGCGGCGATCTGGAGGACGAGGACACACTGATGGCCCGCCGGGAGGATTACGGAAAACGCGAGGATGGCAGCGATGTTGAGCTGCCGGAGGGCGTGCTGGTCTTGACCTGCGGCATTGACACACAGGATGACCGGCTGGAATACGAAGTGGTCGGACACGGCCATTTTGGAGAGACATGGGGTATCCGCAAGGGTATTATCATGGGCCGGCCGGACGCTGACGAAACATGGGCACAGCTGGACGATGTTCTGGATCATTCCTACGCATTCGAGGACGGAGTAACGCTGCGGATCTCCGCCGCTTTTATGGACGAGGGCGGTCACTTCACCATGGATGTTCGCCAGCGGTGCAATGAGCGCATAAGCAAAAAGCTGTTTTGCATCAAGGGCTTGTCCGGGTCAGACCGGCCATTTACTGCGCCCCCAAAGAAGCAGAAAATCATGATCCAAAACAGGTTCGTTGGAACCTGCTGGCAATATCAGCTCGGCGTTGACTCTGGAAAGGAGATCATCATGGACGACTTGAAGGTTCAGACCCCGGGGGCTCGCTTCTGCCACTTTCCCAAGCGGGATGATTACGGAAGCGCATTCTTCACAGGCCTGCTGTCTGAGGTCAAGGTCTATGACCCCAACAAAAAGAACCCGTGGAGCTGGAAGAAGATCCCCGGCCATGAACGAAATGAGGCTCTGGACTGCCGAAACTACGCTCTGGCCGCCTTCAAGTCGTTGCCGAACAATCTGGACGCCATCGACCGCAGACTCAAGGCCCGGCGGGCAGGTGGCGGGGTTGCCATTGCGCGTCCTGCGCCCCGGCGCACCGTGAAAAAGAAGCAGAGTTCCGGGATCGACCGATACTATGACAGCTGGTGAGGTGCTTATCATGGCAGATAAAACAGAGCTGAAAGCGCGGCTCGAGTTCAGAAAAAAAGCGCTTGAAAAGCTGCGAGCCGCCTATCTGGCTCTGCTGGATGGCGGCGTGAAGTCCTATCGCATTGATGACCGAGAGCTGACCCGCTTCGACCTTCCTGCGCTGAAAAATGAGATCGAGGAGATGGAGGGCGAGTTGGACGAGCTGGAAAGCCTGCTGGCTGCGGGGCGACCGCGCAAGGCGTTCGGGGTCATCCCTCGCGACTGGTGACCTTTTTCGTGAGGTCACGAAAATGATATGGGTACAAGCCCGAAAGGGCTTTGCCACGGGTGGCCCGGCGGAGTTTGCTGCTCCTTTCGCCGCTGGGCTGTCCGTTTTTTATGCAATACATAGGAGGTGGGCGACATATACCGCGACAAGAAAACCGGGCTATTCCTGCCCGACGCAGCACGCCCCCAAGCCAAGGGATACAGCGAGGGCGGCGCCAGCCTGACCAGGAGGGCGCTCCGGGGCTTCGTTCCAAGCAGCGGGAGCCCAAACGAGGACATCAACCATAACAACGCGACCCTGCGCCAGCGGGCGCGGATGCTATACATGAATTCTCCGGTGGCCACAGCGGCCATCAACACCAACCGCACAAAGGTTGTGGGGATCGGGCTTTCGCTGAAAAGCACGGTGAACAGCCGCGTGCTGGGTCTTTCCGTGGAAAATGCCCGGGCATGGCAGGAACAGGTTGAGGCGGAATTCGCCCTGTGGGCAGACGAGAAGCAGAACTGCGATGCCATCGGTATGAACAACTTCAAGAGCCTGCAGCAGCTGGTACTGAAATCGTGGTTGATGAACGGCGACTGCTTCGTCCTGATCACACGGCAAAAGCCGACTCCGCTTAACCCATACTCCCTTCGGCTCCATGTAATCGAAGCGGATCGTGTCAGCTCCCCCAGCAACTTCGGAGCTATTGGGTACAAAGGCATTACGGATGCCACTATTCCGGAAGGTGAGCCCGGAGCAGGCCACAAGGTCTATGACGGCGTCGAGGTCGATGAAAGCGGCCGCGTTGTCGCCTATCACATTTGCAGCAAGTACCCGGGCGAGTGGAGCGATGTATCCCTGAAATGGGCGCGGGTGCTTGCCTATGGGGAAAAGACCGGCCTGCCCAATGTCCTACACATCATGGACAGCGAGCGGGCAGATCAGTACCGCGGCGTTACCTATCTGGCTCAGGTCATAGAGCCGCTGTTGCAACTGCGCCGGTACACCGAAAGCGAGCTTATGGCCGCGCTGGTGCAGAGTTTCTTTACCGCATGGATCGAAACAGACGTGAACCCGATGGGCAACCCGTTCAACGAGGTTGGTGCCGGTGACACAGGCGGCGAAGCGGACAATATTTCTATCGACGAAAACGAATATGAGATGGCTCCAGGCACCGTCACTCACCTGCGGCGCGGCGAGAAAATCGTATTCGGCAACCCCAACATCCCGACTGCGGGCTTTGAAACCTTCATCAAGACGCTCTGCAAGCTGGTCGGTTCAGCACTGGAAATCCCCTATGATGTACTGATCAAGGAGTTCAACAGTTCGTATTCTGCCAGCCGGGGCGCACTGCTGGAGGCGTGGGAGGCATTTCGAATGCGCCGCGCATGGCTCGTGGATGGATTCTGTGCTCCGGTCTATCGCCTGTGGCTGGCCGAGGCTGTTGCCCGGGGGCGTATCAAAGCCCCTGGCTTCTTCGATGATCCGTTACTCCGCAAGGCATGGAGCGGCGCACAGTGGAACGGCCCCGTACAAGGCCAGCTCGACCCGAAGAAGGAAGCGGAGGCCGCGGAGCTGCAGGTCAAGAACGGCTTCAAGACCCGAACCCAGGTCACAAGGGAGCAGAGTGGCGCAGACTGGGAGGAGAATGTCACCCAGCTCGCCCGGGAAAACGAACAGCTTGCCGAGGCCAACGGCGGGGTGCTCCCGGCTCCGGCCCCATCGTCTACACAGAAAGGTGATGGCGATGAAGATTAACCACAACGAAGGGAGAAAACCATGAGCGGATTTCAGAAAAAGCCCGGCGTCAGTATCAAAAAGCCGGTTTATTCCATGGCAACTCAGGATGGAACCAACGCGGAAATCACCTTGTATGGGGACATTTATGAGCAACAGCCAACGAACTGGTACGGAGAACCCGTTGAAGGCCAGTTTATCACGCTGGATGAATTTCTGGAGGATCTGAAGCAGATTGATGGGTGCAAGGCCCTGACCATCCGCATGAATAGTTACGGCGGTGACGCCGGTGTTTCCAATGTCATCCACAACCGACTGCGGGAAATGGCCCGCGGCGGCGCGGCACTGACCTGCATTGTGGATGGCGTTGCCATGAGCGGCGGCAGCCTGATTATGTGCGCCTGCGACACCATCAAGGTCAATCCGTCCAGCATTATCATGATCCACAAATGCTGGACATTTTTGTGGGGAGGCTATAACGCGGACGAATTGAGGGGTCAGGCAAATCAGCAGGACGCTTGGGACAAGATGCAGATGGAAATCTACAAACGGAAAACCGGCCTGACCGATGCTGATATTCTCGGGATGATGGCCGAAACCACTTACATGACCGGACGCGAGACCGTCGAAAAAGGCTTCGCCGACGAGCTGATCGAAGATGCCGAGCCGCTTGGCATCGCGGCCAGCGCAGATGGACGGACACTGTTCGTTCGGGGGCGGGCCATGCACATCACGGCGGGAATGTTCCTGCCGGACTCCATCCCAACAGTCACTCCAGGGGCCTCAGCCGCTGTTCTGACGAATAAAAAGCCGGAGGAAGTCGCCGGCCAAAAAGGAGGAAACTCTATGACTAAAGAAGAGCTCCGGGCGCAGTACCCGGACCAGGTTGCAGAGGTCGAGGCCGAGGCCAGAGCAGCCGTTGACACTTCGGCCGCAACCAACTCCGCTGTGCAGGCGGAGCGTGACCGCCTGGCCGCCATCGACGAGGTTGCCGGGCTGTTCGATCCTCAGCTGGTGCATGAGGCCAAGTATGGCGATACCCCCTGCACTGCTGCTGAACTTGCGCTGAAGGCGGCGCAGAAGGCTGCGAAGCAAGGCAGCAAGTTCCTGGCTGATGCAGCTGACGACGCCGCAGCTTCTGGCGCCGGTGCAGTTGGTGCCGTCCCGCCCGCTGACAGGGATGGCGGCGAGAACCCCATCGAACAGGCACGCGCTGACGCTAAGGCGTTCAATGCGCGGAAGAAGGAGGTCAGATAATCATGAGCAAGAACCTGATGAACAAGGTCGGCGAGTGTGGACAGGATAACCTGATTGCTCGCCTGTTCCCTCGCGCCCTGACCGTGGGCGTCAAGATCGTTGCTGGCGCTGGCAAACTGGAGCGCGGCACCGTCCTTTCCAGAAAGCCGGATGGCACCTGTGAGGTGATGGACACCGGCGGCACGCCTGCCTATATCCTCGCGGATCCGGTCGACGCCTCTGGCGGGGATGCCGTTGCCGCCGTGGCATACCGTAGCGGCAATTTCAATCCCAATGCGGTCATTGTGGCCAGCGACTATACGCTGACTGCCGCTGACAAGGACACTCTGCGGAAGTATGACATCGTGTTCACGAACATGATGGCGGAGTAAAGGAGGACATTGGAATGAATATTTACGACACCCTGTATATGCTGGCGGCGGTCGAGGAGCTGGCTCCCGAGCCTACCTTCTTCAAGCGCCGCTATTTCCCCACCGACATGGATCTGGATGTGTTCGGAACCTCTAAGGTTCTGGCCGACTACAAGGAGGGTAACCGCAAGGCCGCGCCTTTCGTCATCCCCCGCGTAGGTCCCCTGCCTGTCGGCCGCGGCGGCTTCAGCACCTATGAGCTGGAGCCCGGCAACATCTCCATCTCCAAGCCCCTGACCATTGACCAGCTGACCAAGCGCGGCTTTGGTGAGAGCATCATGAGCACCGCCACCCCTGAGATCCGCGCCCGCCGCCTCCTGATGAGCGACCTCTCCGACCTGTCTGCCCGCATCACTCGCACCGAGGAGTGGTTGGCCTGCGCGACCATGCTGGACAACGGCTGCATCATGCGCCATCAGACCGACGATCCGGAGATCTATGAGGATGTGCCTGTCAAGTTCTACGACGGCGACAACAACCCCGCACAGTTTACCCCCGGCGCTGCATGGGCACACGGTAAGGACGAGCACACCCCGGGCAACTGGTATCACGACATCATTCAGATGATCAAGATGGCCACCCGCCGCGGCAGACCCATCACCGATCTGATCGTCGCCAATGACGTTGGCAACTTCCTGATGGAAGACCCCTGGATCCAGTACATGATGGACAATCGCCGGGCAGAGTATGGCTCCATCAACCCTGAGGAGCTGACCGAGTATGTGACCTCTCTGGGGCGCTTCAACTTCGGCGGCCGACGTTTGGAAATCTTCGTCAACGATGGCACCTTTGAGGACTTCACCGGCAAGGAGACCCCCTTCCTGGAGGCTGGCAGCGTGATCGTTACCGCCCCCAACTGCGGCAAGGGTCTGTACGGAGCCGTGACGCAGAAGGAGATGGACAACCAGTGGCACACCCACGCCGGCACCCGCGTCCCCAACCACCTGTCTACCATCGTCCCCCCTGCGGATGAAACTGTGGTGTCCAGCCGGCCTCTGCTGCTGCCCAAGAACACCTCCCCTTGGACTTCTGCCAAGAAGGTCTTCGACTGATCGAACAGAGGAAAGGAGATCGCTATGATCCAGATTAAATCCGGCACCTGCAGCACATCGCAGGGATATAAGACCCGAGCAGATGGCGAGCTGTCGCTTCCGATCTCCGAGGAAGCCCGGCTGGTCGCTCGGGGCGCAGCTGAATATGTTATGAGGCCCATCAAGGGCAGTCCTACCGGCGTTGCAACGACCGCTGGCGGCGGTTCTGACAATGCCCCGAGCGGTAACGAGGGTGAGGACAGATGCCCCGCAGAGGGCGCAGAAGAGAGCTTTACCGACCTGATCGACACCCTCGACATCGTGGACGGTCATTTTACCAAGGAAAGCCTGATGAAGATGGGGCGCAAGGAGATGGAGGATCTGGCCGAAGGGCTGGAGGTCGATGTAAGCAAATGCCGCAACAAGGGCGAGATCGCTGACCTGCTGGCCGCGGTCGAGCTTCAGGTCGAGGAGGATGGCGGCACACCGCCTGACCTCACCACCGAGGAGCCCATGTAATGAGCGGCTTCAAGGACATGGTTGCGGCAGATAGCCACAATGTATTCCTGAACATCGACGAGTTTGCAGAGCGGCGGACCGTGGAGTATGACGGAGAACGGTATGTGGACATTCCCATCGTCATGAGCGGGCTGAAGGAGAAAGACCGGCGCCAGATCCAGTCCGACCATGTCCAGGGCCTCTACCTTGTGTCGGTCGTGCTTCATTGCGCACGATCCGACTTGGGCGGCAATCAGCCCGAAAAGGGTCAGCGCATCAGAATCAACGGCCAGGAAGGCGGCGGGGGCTTCTTTCGGGAGTTCTATGTGGCTTCGTCTGTCTGTGAGCTGGGTATGTTGCGGGTGGAACTGGAGGCGATCGACGAATGAGCAGAATACAAGTACAAATCAACAATGATGCAGTAGATCGGGCGTCTAAGATGCTTGCCGGAATCCCGAATGGTATTGAAACCGCTACGCGACGGGCAATGGGGCGAGCTTCGGATTATCTTCGCAGCCATAGCGTTCAGGCCATCCGTAAGCAATATGATATCAGCGCAGCAAATCTCCGGGCTGAGGAAAATGTTCATGTCAAATACAACTACCAAAACGGCGTCTCGGTGGAGATAACCTTTGCCGGCAGAAAAATCCCATTATATCGATATGGCGGCGCGGCGCCCAAATTTCCGATGGTGGACAGGAGCCGGCGTGTTACAGCAATGCTTAACGGTCACTGGCGCAGCGTATATCCCAGCGTAGAGGCGGCCGGTCATCAGCTCAAATCTACAAGCCCGACAAAGTTTTCTGATGCGTTTGTGGCTCGTATGCAATCCGGGCACATTGGTATCTTTGAGCGGATCGGCGGCTCGACGAGCAAGGGTGGAGATGCGATTCGGGAGATTATGGGATCGTCTGTCCCTCAAATGTTGGGGAATCCCTTAGTGGCTGAGAAACTGTCGGCAGAAACTGCCGCTAAATTTGAGGAGCGACTGGATCACGAGATCACAGTACTTCTCAACGGTTGGGGAGGATAGGACATGACAAAGGCAGTTCTGCTAGAGCAGTTAAGGCTTTTTACCGCCGAAGCCACAAAGGATTTGCTCCTTCCCGTGGCCCTGCAAAAAGAGGACCAAGAGCAGCCCCGGCCACGGGCCGCCGGGGTATACCGAGCGCGTTTTCCTGACAGCAAAGCGGTCAGGAAAAAAGCGCCTTACATCCTGCATCAGATCATCACAGGCAAGGATGTTCAGGCCCCCGGCCAGCGTCCCAACAATTCAGCCACCGTCCGCACCATCTTTTGCGTCTATCATCATGATGAACAAGAGGGCGGGCTTGCGCTGTTGAACCTTATGGAACGGCTGAGGATTGCTCTGTTGGAGCAAAGGAGCATCGGTAAGCAGTTTAGGCTTGATTTGGAAGCTGGGCTGGAAAGCCTGGTTTACCCCGAGGATACAGCTCCATATTACGCAGGGGAAATGATATCTGTATGGAAGCTCCCTGTTATTGAAAGGAAGGCGCCTTATGGCAAGGAAGGAAATGATAATGTTAAACAACTCTGCCCAGGGACCTGTTTTGAAGCCCAAAGATAACAGCTCTGGTTTTTACTGTTATATCGGCCCAAGCATTACCGGCATTATCCAGCATGGAACTATCTGGCGAGGGAGCAGGACGGCCGCCCTGGCCGCTGCGGCGCCAGCTATCGAAAAATATCCCCTGGTCAAAACATTAATCGTATCAGGGGATGCGCTGCCCGAAGCCCGATTAAAAATTAAGAGGCCCGGCAATGCCCTGTACGTCAATTACAGGAAAATTGCCGGGCTGCGCTAAGGAGGTCAAAATATCATGGCGAATCTGGGTATTCATGTCAATGAACAGGCCACGGCGGTCAGCACGCCCGTCGTGGCCAATTCCGGCATTCCATTTGTGGTCGGGCTGGCGCCGGGCCATTGCGCATCCAATCCTGCAAAGGCCAATTTGCCGGTGCTCTGCACCAGTTGGGCCGAGGCGGTGGAGAAGCTTGGTTTTTCCTATGACTGGGGAACTTATACCCTTTGCGAATTTATGTATTCCCATTTCCAGTTATTTGGATGCCAACCGGTCATCTTCTGCAATGTATTGGACCCGGCAACCATGAAAAAAGAAGTCCAGGCAGCCGATCACGATGTCGTCGACCATAAGATCAGCCTGCCTTTCGGTATCATCAATGATAACAGTCTGGTGGTGCGCAGCGGTGAGGACGAATTGGAAAGGGATACGGATTACAGCGTCCTTTACGACGAAAAAAAGGGCGTCTGCATTGTAGAGCTGTTGAGTTCAAGCGACCATTACTCAACGCAATCGCTCAATGTTGCCGGCAATACAGTGACGCCGGATACGGTAAGTGATACGGACATTGTGTCCGGCCTGGGCACAATCGACGCTTGCATGAACATCACAGGGGTAATCCCCGATCTGATCTGTGCGCCCGGTTTCTCGCATATCCCCGCCGTAGCGGCTGTTATGGCGGCCAAAGCCGCCGGTATCAACGGTTTATTCCGGGCCAAAGCCCTTGTTGACGTATTTACCGGAGATAACGGCGTCCGGGAAGTTTCCGGGCTACTCGATTGGAAAACCAAGAACAGCATGGTAGACGAAAACCAGATTGTATGCTGGCCAATGGTGAAGATGGGCGAATACAAATTCCATCTCTCTACACAAATGGCCGGGCTGATGGCGCAGACAGATGCCGGCAACAATGGCTGCCCGTATGAATCGCCGTCCAATAAGGCGCTGAAAATCGACGGATGCTGCCTGCTGGATGGGACGGAAATCAATCTGACCTGGGAACAGGTACAGATGATCGCTGGAAATTACGGCATTGTAACGGCTCTGAATTTCATGTCTATAGGCTGGACGTTAAAAGGCAACTACACCGCCTGCTATCCCGGAAACAACGATGTGAAGGATTACTTTATCCCTGTTTCCAGGATGTTCGACTGGGTAGCAAATACCCTGATTCGGACCTATTGGAGCAAATTGGACAAACCGATGAACCGGCGGCTCATAGATACTGTCCTGGATACCTGCAATATCTGGCTGAACGGACTGGTGGCGGACGAGCGTTTGTTGGGAGCCAGGGCGGAAGTGCCGGAGGATGAAAACCCTTTGGACGATCTGCTTGCCGGCATTTTGCGTATTCATATCTATCTGACGCCGCCAAGCCCTGCGCAGGAAATTGATTTTACGCTTGAATACTCGGTCGACTATGCCACTGCGGCATTGCAGTCCGCCGGTTAAAGGAGGCAATCGTATATGAGCAAACAGGCAGCATCCTACATCCAGCTTGAGCTTTACGAGGACAGTGTAAATCTGTTGGGCATTGCAAAAGTCAAACTGCCCGCAATTACATATCCGTGCGTCAATATCGCCGGAGCCGGAATGATGGGCAACATGGAAGTACCGTTGTACGGTATGGTCGACGCCATGAGCATGACGATCAACTGGCTCAGCCCCACTCAGGACGCGGTACGGTTGGCAGCCCCGAAAAAGCACCAGTTGGATTTGCGGGTTGCGGAAGAATACTGGGATGTGGAAGCGGCGGAGGAAGGGATTTGGCCGGAAAAATACGTTGTGATTGTCCGGCCGAAATCCACTGACCCCGGCACTGTAGCGCCTATGGCCGCTGCGGATACATCCGGTGAATATGCGGTGTATTATTATGCTGCCTACAGGGATGGGCAGCAACTGTGGGAAATCGACAAGCGCAATATGAAGTGCGTCATTATGGGGACGGATTATATGGCTGACGTTCGAAAAGCCCTCGGAAAATAAACGGACAAAGGAGTATTGTCATGGATAACGAGAAAAAGACAAATGCAGCAGAAACCGGCGGAACATCAGACGGCATGATTAAGGATATGGCGGAAGCGGCGGAGAAGCTGGAACAGGAGGCCAAAAGAGCAGACGCCGATTATAGCTCCTATACCCATGTGTTCCAGCCTCCGTTTATTTATGAGGGCAGGACCTACGATGCGCTTACCTTTAACTGGGATGCCCTGACGGGCAAAGACAGCCTGGCGATTGAAGCGGAAATGATGCTCAAGGGGAAAACGCTGATCCTGCCCGCGTACACCGGGGAATATTTGGTCGGCATGGCGGCCCGTGCCTGTACCTGTCGGGATGACAGCGGGAATCGAACCGTAAGTACAAATACAATTTGCGCCTTGCCGCTGAAAGATTTTCAGGCGATCTGTAACCGGGCGCGGAATTTTTTGCTGCGTGCGGGGTTGTAGTCGGCGACAGCGGGCTGTGGCTCCGCAAGCAATGCCTGATTTTAGCAAAGTCGAACAGCACCCCCGCGTTTGATTGGCTGGATTTACCTCTGTCGGAATTTAAGGCATGGATTCAAGCGCATAACGCTGTAGCCGCAGAGGCGTCGGAAAGCCATGATCGACCCGTTCGAAATTAAAAACAAAAGAGGGAGGCCAGGCAGATAGCCCTTGGCCTCCCTTTGTAGCTATGTTTGACAATATTCACTTTTAACATCTAAAACTGAGTCGATTTGCAAGAACAAAGCGCGACCATGTTCCTAATTTCTTGAATAGCTTTCCCACTTTTTTGATAGTATGAAAAACAGTTTGATGATTGACATAAATATCTAATCAACTTGGGGATAATACCCAAATAGGATTTTGATAACAATAATTTTCTAAATATATTGATTTTATCATATGAATTGATATAATAAAAAGTAAGAAATGTAAGGATTTCATTGCGCCAAAAGGAGTATTTTTATGGAGCTTGCAAAAGTAACTACTAAAGGACAAATAACTTTGCCAATTAGTATTCGTCGCAAACTTGGTATAAACAACGGTGATAAGGTGCTTTTTATTGAAGAATCTGGTAAAATATATATTACTAAGCCATCAGTACAGTTATTTTCAGACCATCAAGGAGATCACGATGTTTACTATACCTCTCAATCAAAATAAAGCTTTTAAATACAGTTTAGAGATGTGAGTTATGCCTACTAAAATATTTCAACCGACTTATAAACGTCAACGTTTTTTGCTTACTTTTATTCGACAGTTAGAAGAAGGTGCAACAGCAACGGATTTACAGAAATTGGTTTTTTTGTATACCCAAAGAGAGTGTATCAATTTCTACGAATTTATTCCTTATCTTTATGGCCCTTATTCCTTCCAACTTGCAGAGGATATAGAGATTTTATGTCGAGATCACTATATTTCAATAATTAATAATCGTATCATGGCAATTGGAGAATATCCACAGCAATCGTTATTCATTATTGAGTCAGAACGAGGGACGGCCCTAATTCAAAAAGCGTATCGTAAATATCCTTATTATACGATTAACAGTAAAATTGTGTCACGCCTTTTTAAAAGTGAAGAAGTAGAACGTTTTAGAAAAGAATACCAGAATTATGCCCGGTCTGAGCAGATGCTATTCACTATTGGTTACGAAGGCAAGAGCATAGAGTTTTTTATGAATACTATGATCCAAAATGATATAAGGTTACTATGTGATGTGCGTAAAAATCCATTAAGCCGTAAATTTGGTTTTTCTAAGGGGAAACTAAAACATATTGCAGAGGAAATAGGGATTTCATACATTCATCTTCCGGAACTCGGGATTGATTCAGATAAAAGGACTTCATTAGATACTATTGAGGACTATAATAATTTATTTAAAGATTACAAGAAATCTTTACTAAATTATAAAGAATTGCTTGAATACGTATTTTTATTACTTTCAAAAAATGATCGGATTGCACTTATGTGCTATGAAAAAGAGCCTTGTATGTGCCATAGACATGCGATTCGAGATTATCTTGTTCAAAGATATAATGTAAGGAGTATGGATTTATGACATACGAAAGGAAAAGGATTTACGTTGTTGTAAAGACTTATCCTACTATTTCAAAAGAATACTCAGAACTTGTTTGTACCGCAGGCGTTTTGGAAGATGGAACATGGATTCGTTTATATCCTGTACCATTTCGAAAACTTGAAATAGAGCAAAAATATCCAAAGTATTCGTGGATTGAGGCTGAAGTTATTCGTAACTCTACGGATTTTAGACCTGAAACATATAGACCCAAACTATCTACTCTGATAGTTAATAGCAAACGATCCAAAAGAGTGGATTGGGATGATCGACGTAAAATTATTTTTAAAAGTCAAAAAGTATATACAAATTTGCAAGAACTCATAGATAAGGCAAAATGTGATGGTACTTCGTTGGCAGCTTTTAAACCAACAAAACTCCTTAAATTTATAGTTGAAGAAACTGATCGTGATTGGGATCCCAATAAATTGGCGATTTTAGAACAACTATCAAATCAAATGAATTTTTTTCAAACATTGGAGGAAATTGAGGAAGAATTCAAAGTTGTTCGTAAGGTTCCGTATAAATTTTCTTACATATTTGAGGATGATGCCAGAAAACAATCCACTATGATGATTGAAGATTGGGAAATAGGAATGCTTTATTTCAATTGCTTAGATAGAGCGCAGGGAGATGAAAGAAAGGCGGTCGAAAAGGTTAAACAAAAATATTTCGACTATTACAAGCAGAGAGATATTCATTTTTTTCTTGGCACGACATTACGATTCCACAATGTAGCTCCAAATCCTTTTATAATTATTGGAACATTTTGTCCTCCAAATCCCTCTCCCTATGAACAAATAAGTTTTTTTTAATCGTAAGTGAATTTATTGTAAAGTGCTGTAACGCGAATAGCCGTCCAGATTACTCTTGGACGGCTATTCGCGTTACATGATAGATTTTATTATAAGATGGAGTATTTACTTGTTTCATTTTTGATGGGATCTCAATAGAAGGGAGGCAGCGTGTGGCCAGCAGGAAACCGTATGAAATGCTGTTTGCTTTAAACGCCCAAATGAACGGCAGTTTCAGCAGCACGCTATCGAAAGCACAGCAGGAATTTGTCAGACTGGGAAAAGAGATTCAAGGTTTAAGTAAAATCCAGTCAGATATTTCCGCTTATCAAAAACAGCAGGGCGCGATTGATGCTACCCAAACAAAATTGAATAATCTCCGGCAGCAAGAGGCGCTCCTGGTACAGCAGTTAAATGCGGCTAAGAGCGCGACAGAACAAGACGCCGCCGCTATTGCCGCTTTGGAGCGGGAAAAATTGAAGCTGGAACAGCGGATCAGCAATACAAACGCGGCTTTGGAGCGGCAATCACAAAAATTATCGGACACAGGCGCGCGTCTGAAAGAAGCCGGGGTTGATACCGCCAACCTGTCACAGAAAGATGCGGAATTAACCGCCCGGATTAAAGAGCTGCAGGCCGAACAGGACAAAGCCGCCGAGGGCGCGGCCAGTTTTGGCGAACGTTCCGTGCAGGCCATTGGCGCCGTACAGCAGGCGCTTATTGCCGCCGGCATAGCTGCGGCGCTGAAAAAAATAGCGGACGCCTATATGGAATGTGTTAAAATAGCCGGTGATTTTGAGGCGGGCATGTCAACTGTGGAGGCTTTGTCCGGAGCTACGGCCGCCGAAATGGAACAATTGAGCGGCGTGGCTAAGGAATTGGGCGCTACAACCAAGTTTACCGCACAGGAAGCCGCCGACGCCATGGGCTATATGGCAATGGCAGGATGGGACGCCATAGATATGATGAACGGTATGGACGGCGTGATGCAGTTGGCGGCGGCCTCCGGCGAGGATTTGGCCATGGTATCGGATATTGTGACTGATAATCTTACTGCTTTTGGGCTGACGGCTGCGGATACCGCTCATTTCTCGGATGTATTGGCAGCGGCGGCAACCAACTCCAACACAAACGTATCGATTATGGGCGAAACATTCAAGCAATCCGCCAGTATCGCCGGTGCATTGGGATACTCCATCGAGGATGTGGCCGTGGCGGTGGGACTGATGGCCAATTCAGGCGTCAAAGGCAGTATTGCCGGTACCGCTTTGAAAAACACCTTTAACGGCTTACTGGAAGGAGCAACACTGACCGGCGCGGCTTTCGGCGAGTATGAATACTCGGCAATCAAGGCTGACGGCACCATGAAAAGCTTTTCGAGCACCATCAATGAACTGCGCGTCTACTTTGACCAGATGACCGAAGCCGAACGCGTCAATAACGCCATGACCATTGCCGGGGCGCGCGGCTATAACGGCCTGCTGGCGATCCTAAATGCAGCTGATGAAGATTACGCCTCTTTGACCGACAGCATCAACAATTGCTCCGGTGCGGCGCAGCGCATGGCGTCGATTAAACTGGATAACATGAATGGACAACTGACCCTGATGAACTCTGCCTGGGAGGCCGTGAAAACCACTGTTGGGGAACAGTTTACGCCGGTTATGGAAGGGGTATACAGTGTCGGTACGGACGTACTCACGCAGATCAATGAACTGTTGAAGGCAAACCCGGCTTTAGTGAAGGGCACGGCTGCTTTTGTCGGTGTCCTTGGCGCAGCAGTCGGCGCTCTGACCGCTTTTACCGCGGTGGCCAAAATTGCGGCAAAAGCATCTACCCTTCTATCTATTTCTATTCCCGGCGTCAATATTGCGATGGGTCTTGCCGCTGTAGTGGGCGGGATTGTCGCGCTGGTTTCTGCGGTCAATGAGGGCATTCCGCCTGTGAAGGAGCTGGCCGATGCGGCGCGCGATGCGCAGGAGGCTATGGAGCAGGCCAACGCTGCCTACGACGAAACCGCCACACAGACGCTTGCCACGGCGCAGACCGCCCTAATCTACATCGACAGGCTGGAGGAAATCGAGGCTGCCGCGGGCGGCGCGGTGAAAGAAAATCAGGAATACCACAATATTCTCGCCCTCCTTTCCCGTACAGTGCCGGAACTGGCCGACAGTATCGACCTTACTAATAACGCCATTGATGGCGGCACAGAAGCTCTCCGTGCAAATACGGAAGAATGGCAGCGCAACGCGGAGGCCCAGGCATACCAGGAATATCTAAATACGCTGTATGATCAACAAAGTCAAGTTATAACAGAATCTGCTGAAAACAGCATCAAGCTTACCCAGGCACAAATACAACTGGAATCCATAGAAGAAAAGCGCAGCGATGCCCAGGAGCGCATGAATAAGCTTTATGCCGAAGCGCAGCAAAAGGCACAGGACTATTACAAAGAATTCGGAACCTGGAGCGAGGCTGCGACCTTTCTGACGCAGGAATACTACGACCTTCAAAATTCCATCTACGGCCTTGACGATGAGGCATATAAAACCGAACGGACCATCAAAAATTTGAAAAAGGCCATTGATGAAGATGCCGAAGCGGTAGCTGCCGCTCAAAACGAAATCAATGAAGCCGAAGAAGCGATTACCCGGATGACCGACACCACCAAAGATATGACCGAGGCCGAGAAAGCCGCCGCGCAGCAGACACAGGAGTTTCAGCAGATTTTTGATGGCGTCACCGCATCGGCAGCGACGCTCACGGAGGCTTACAAAGCGACGTATGAAGCCGCAATGGAATCCATACAGGGACAATACGCCCTGTGGGATATGGCCGCACCGGCTGTTGCAACCAGTGCAGGGAGCATCAATTCTGCCTTGGAAAGCCAGATCACCTATTGGCAGGCATATGACGCCAACCTGCAATCCCTGACAGAGCGCAGTGCCGAGATTGAGGGCCTGAGCGATGTCATCGCAAGCTTTGCCGATGGCAGCAAGGAGGGCGTGAACGCGGTTGCGGGCCTTGCCGCAGCAACTGACGAGGAATTGCGGGAAGTGGTCGCCAATTACAATGCCAATAAACAGGCAATGTCTGACGCGTCCAACAGTACTTCGATGCTGGTGAACGAGGTTCCCCAGGAAATAGACAAGCTGCAAAAAGAACTGGAGGACGGCGTTGCGGCTATGAACCTTGGCTCCGAGGCGGCCGAGAGCGCCAGGGCTACAATTCAGGGGTACATCGACGGATTGGATGGTATGCATCCGGAGGTACAGGCCGCCTTCGCCCGTTTTGCACAGGCGGTGCCGCAAACTCCGGCCCTGCCGGGAAACGGATTTGCCCCGATCGCCTCTTTACATGGACGCGGATATGCTACTGGTACGGAATCAGCGGAACCTGGCTTTGCTCTGGTAGGCGAAAAAGGACCGGAATTGATCTATTTTAATGGCGGGGAGAAAGTTGTGAACGCGGCACAAACCGCCGCCATGCGGTCACAGCCTGCCATTTCCGCGCTGGTCCCGCCTGCCGGCGGCGCCAATTCCCCGGTTACAATCCAGGTTTCATTTAATATTCAGGGAACTGCTTCCCCGGAAACCGTAGCGTCCCTGCAAGAATTCGGAAGTGAATTTGCCGAACATGTCCTGGATGTTATCGAACAGCACAATATTGATGTTACAAGGAGGGCCTATCGATGAAAAAGTACACAACCGTCCAGGGAGATATGTGGGACAGCATCGCCTACGCCCAGCTTGGGAATGCGGATTACGCTGATAAACTGATGAACGCAAATTTGCAGTATCGGGAATATTACATATTTCCCGCCGGCATTGTCCTGAACCTGCCGGAAATAACCGGGCGTGTCAGTGATGGCATGCCCCCGTGGAAACAGGTGGGAGGATGAGCGACAAAAATCTGTCACGCCGCGCGGCTGCGGAGATATCTTTCAACGGCATAAATATTACATCGTCCATCCGGCCTTATCTTCTGTCCATGACCTATATCGATAATGAGGAAGACGAAACAGACGATTTGCAGATCACCCTTCAGGACAGGGAATCTATCTGGTTGGAAAAATGGCTGACAGAAGCGGTTGACGCCGCCGCGTCCGCCCCCGGTTCGGCGCCGGGAGGTTATTCCGTGGGGGATATCGTCCAGTTTACAGGATCGTTTCACTATATAAGTTCTACCGACGACGCTGGATATACAGCGATACCGGGACCTGCGCAAATCACATTGAGCAATCCTGGGAGTAAGCACCCCTGGCATCTGATTCATACCGATAATACCTCCAATGTCTATGGTTGGGTCAACGAAGGGGACTTCCAGGGCATGGACGGCAACGGCTCGGAGAATAACAGCAGCGCCGGCTTAAAAATTGACGCTGTGATTGTCCGGGAAAACTGGAATAGCGACGGTAAGGATAAGCTGCTGCCCTGCGGCCAGTTCGAGCTTGACAGTGTGGACGCTTCCGGGCCGCCGGCCACCATTACCATTAAAGCCACTTCCCTTCCTTTTGGAGCGCAGATCAGGCAAACGAAAAAATCCCATGCATGGGAAGCCTGTTCATTATCCGGCATCGCCAAGGAGATTGCGCGCAGCAACGGCATGGTTTGTATGTATGAATCGGTGGGCGATCCGTTTTATGCGCGGCTGGAACAGGTAAAAACAAGCGACATTGCTTTTTTGTCCACCCTCTGCCATGACGCGGGAATCTCCCTTAAAGCGACCAACAGCATCCTTGTTTTGTTTGACCAGGCAGCTTATGAAGCGAAATCGCCCATCTTTATCATCAGGCAGGGAAAGAACGGGGGCTATACAAAATACAAGATGAACATCGGCACGGCGAATACAAAGTATTCGTCGTGCCGCGTCAGTTATGTCGACCCGTCTACAGGCCGATGCATCGAGGCGACGGCCAGGACAGAGGATTATAATGCCGACGCAAAGAACAATCAACAACTGGAAATCTCGGCAAAGGTGTCCAGCATCGCCGAGGCAAAGGCGCTGGCCGAAAAGCATCTGCGGCTGCACAACAAATACGCCAAGACAGCGACATTTACCTTACCGGGAAATCCTGATCTCGTGGCCGGGGTGACAATTCTGCTGGAGGGGTGGGGCGCTTGGGGCGGAAAGTATATCATCACGCAGGCGAACCATTCTGTCAGCGGGTCCGGCTATACGACGCAAATCAAATTGCGTAAAGTACTGGAGGGATATTGATGGCATCGGATACAAACCTGGAGAAGTTGGTGCGTCTTGGGACGGTGACGGCTGTGGACGCCGGCAAACGGCAGGCGCGGGTAAAGTATGAGGATACGGGTTCACTCTCTGGATGGCTTTACGTCCTCGCGGCGCCCCCATCCGTCCCGGACTATGACGCGCCGCAGCGCACGGAGTCTGAAGAAGGCGGCAGCGGTGAAGCGGCTTATGAAAGCCATAGCCATGAGCTGATCATAAAACCATGGATGCCAAAGGTGAACGAAACGGTCCTGATATTGTACCTGCCGGGAGATAACACGGACGGTTTTGTCCTGGGGAGGGTTTAGGCATGGCAACGATCGGATGCCTTGGGGATGTGGCCTTTACAGTTTCCGATTCTGTCATCCGGACACTCTCCAATTTTCAATGGTCCGGTTCTGCGCGTTATGCGACCCATCAGCGGCATTTGGGGCGGGGACTTCTGGAATTTACAGGGACGGACCCCGATAAGATATCTTTTGATATCACACTTTCCGCACAACTTGGGGTAACACCCGTAAAGGAAATCGCCAGGATCGCCAAATATGTAAGCAGCGGCAAAAAGCTGCCTCTGACCATCGGCAGTCATGTCTATGGACAATACAGATGGGTGATTCTGAGCTACAGCGTCAAAGCGCAAACATTTGATAAATACGGAAATCTGTATGTTGCGGTGCTGTCCGTCAGCCTGCAAGAATATTTGAGGAGGTGAAAACAGATGACCTATACGATCAGCGCCGCGGATTTACGTAATATCCGGCTGAATCAAACCGATGCTTTAAACTCTGTTATTCAAAATATCGCGATCATTTTATCGACAGCAAAAGGTTCTGTTCCTCTGCATCGTGACTTTGGGATAGCAATGGACGCGCTTGACCGGCCGGTTTCTGTCGCCGAAGTGATGATGCGGGCCGATATCCGCGAAGCGATCGAACGGTGGGAACCGAGGGCGGCCGTTGTAGATATCGCCTTTTCAGGGGACGCGTCCGAACCGGGCAAATTGGTACCAACGGTAGAGGTGGAGATCAATAATGGGTAGGAATACAGAATATCAGTTTATTTCAACGGATGCGGCCGAAATTGTATCCCTGCTGACAACAGCCTATGAAAAGATCACTGGCATCACGGTCCATCCTGCCAGCCCGGAACATCTGTTCATCCGATGGATGGGCAACATAATCATACAAGAGCGTGTTTTAAATAATTATACCGGCAATCAAAACATCCCAAGCCGTGCCGAAGGCAGGAACCTGGATGCATTGGGCGAACTTTTTTTAGAGCAGACCCGTCCCGGAGCCAAGCCAGCCCGATGCACCGTCCGATTTGAAATTTCCGAGGCGCAGCGATTTGCCGTTTTGGTGCCTGCGGGAACAAGGGTTACAGATACAGGAGGCGTCCTGATCTGGCAAACGGAAGCGGATATCTATGTGCCGGCCGGTGAAACTTCTGTGGACGCGGAAGTGGTATGCCAGACATCCGGTACAGTGGGAAACGGCTATGTACCCGGACAGATTGATACCATCATGGACTTGTACGATTACTGTACAAAGTGTGTCAATATCACTGCATCCGACACAGGCGCGGACATGGCGACGGATGAAGAATATTATGAGCTTATGCGGGCCAGTATGGACGGATATAGCTGCGCTGGCGCCAGAGGCGGTTATATCTACTTTGCCCGGCGCGTCAGTACAGAGATCGCGGACGTAATCGCCAACTCCCCAACTCCCGGCGTGGTCAAGCTGTACATATTGATGGAAAACGGAGAACCCGCGGGAGAGGAAATTAAAAACGCAGTATTGGCTGCCTGCAATGAAGATACTGTGCGGCCTTTGACGGATCAGGTATTTGTAGAGGATGCCGAAAAAATAGAGTATGACATTTCCTGCACCTACTATATACAGGAGGGCGTACAAAAAAGCGCGGCAGAATTAAAAGCGGCGGTAAATGCGGCTGTAAAAGAATACGCCGCATGGCAGAGCGCGCGCATGGGACGTGATATCAATCCGTCCTATCTGGTGGGATTGCTTATGCAGACCGGGATTAAACGCGTGGAGTTGACCGCGCCTGTATTTACCGTCTTGCGGGATGGAAGCGACAGGACCGTCCCACAGGTGGCTGCGCTGCGGTCGCTTGATGTGGTTGACGGAGGGTACGAGGATGAATGATCATGGCCTGACAACGGAAAATTTACTGGCGTCGTTCCCCGAAGCATTGCGGCATGATGCGTCGCTTGCGGCTCTGGCCTCTGCTGTCGCGGATATCCTGTCTAAGAGGCCGGAAGAAATCGGGCGGGCTGCCGTTTATCCCTCGATTGATGACCTGGATGAATCGCTTTTGGATATCCTGGCCCATGATTTTAAAGTAGATTGGTATGACTACAATTATGACGCGGATATAAAGCGGGCGTTGTTTAAAAGCAGCTTCGCCGTGCACCGGTTTTTGGGAACACGAGGCGCTGTAACCAGGGCGTTGACCAGCATTTATTCTGCCGCATCAGTCAAAGAATGGTTTGAGTATGGCGGGAATCCATATTACTTTAAAATACTGTTGTACGATCAGGATATGCCCGTTTCCATTCCGGCCAAAGAAATCAGAAAGGCCGTTGAATTCTATAAGTCCCTGCGTTCCCACCTGGAAAAAATCACGATGATCATCGAAGCCGCGGCGCGGCTCGAAATCGGATTTTCGTGGCGGCTTGCAATGCGGACCCGTTTAAGCGTATGGGGGATGCATGAAATCCGGCTGAACGGCAGCCGCGGCTTAAACGGCGAGTGGATATTGTCCAGTGTTTGGGACCGGGGCGCGCATTTTGAGGAATTTGCTTTGCATCACCGAAAACGGACGCCGCTCCAGATGACAGTATATATGACCATCATGCAAAGAGCCGGATTTGAGCAGCGGGACATACCAAAATTGTCCTGTTTTGCCGTGCGGACCCGAAACAATGTATACAGCCCGCAAACGATGATGTTGGACGGTTCCCACAGGCTGGACGGCGGGGGGCGGCTTGGGACTGTGTTTATACGTGGCGGCGTATTGCGGGCGTGCGCTTTTCGGGCGTCTGCAAATGCCAGCCCGTGTATTAAGGCCGGCCTCATCCGAAACAACATGTGGCGTCTCGACGGTTCCCGCAGTCTTGATGGCGAGCGGCTGTTGAACGCGGATATCATTACAAGCGATCTTTAAATCATGGAAGGAAGGGATTATTTTGGCGGAGAAAAACAGCATCATT